TGATGCGTTACTGCGTAGCCGACGATAGCACCAGCCCCCAACACCAACACGTTTTGCGCCGTATCAGTCATAAGAGTTATCCTCGCCCTCACCGTCATTCATGCTAATCCTAATGAGCAAAACCACAACATCCTCAACAAACAGTTGCAGCGCTTCGGCAGCCGGGTGAACATTACGTTTTAGTTCCCGCCCCTCAAGGTAGAAACCTGGGGCGCGTTTCCCATGAATCGCATCGCGGATAGCCGAATGGTCTAATGAATGCCCGTAATCCTCCAGGAACTCAGCCGCTACACCTCCGTCGCTCAGCGTCAAAGTCCCATCCTTTTGGGGCTGAATTTCGAACTCAAACGCCCACCCATCGGGCCGACAAATTGGCAAGCGAACATGGAATCTTTCGTAGCCAGGTCTAACTTCAGTGTTCCTTTCGTAGAAATCGCGCATTTCTTTGCGTATACCTGACTCAGATAGTCCAAGCCCATCGTTGTTCAAAACGGCACCTCCTCGTCAAAACCGTTGCTCATATATCGGCACTTACACCTCTTGGAGCACGCCGGAAAACAGCTCGCCTTGTGCCTCTTCCTCAGCCGCCTTCAGGTTCAACACGGCCTGCTTGTAGTAACTAGCCTTAAGCTCTACCCCAATAAAGACCCTCCCCAACTTTATCGCCTCATACCCCTCACTTCCTATACCGGCAAACGGGCTCAGCACCACGTCCCCGGGGCGGCTCCACAACTGAAGGGCGCGATGAATTACGTCCAACTGAAGCGGACAGATGTGTCGCTCGTCCTTGTCTTCTCGGGCGCTTCGATGTTGCAGCGTGTTACTCGGGTTGATGTCCATCCATACGGGGCTGGCGTACCGTTGCCACGCATCGATGCTGGGGTCCTTGCGCCCAATGCCTTCCGGATGCTCGCCGACGAAGTGGTCTAAACCACCATTAATAGGTCGATCATTGTTTCCCGGCTTCCTCATGGTTACCAGATAGTCCGGTATGCCTTGTCGGCTCATTGCGCTGTCCTTCACGAGCTGCTTGTGTAGCAGCCCAAGTGCTTTTGTTCGTTGCATCGCTGTGACGGGGTCTTTCCAGATTACTACTTCCGAGTGGTAAATCCACCCCGCCTCCTCATACGCTCGAATCAGCTCTCCGCGAAAGTCGCGTATGCCTATGTATCCGTCCCGCGTCTTGTTCGCGGGCAGATTCATGCAGTGAAAGGACAGGAGTCGTCCGGGCCTGGTTACGCGGAATTGCTCTGCGATGAGGTATCGGTAGTGCGCGAGAAACTCACCATCGTCTTTGCAATTCCCCATATCGCGCTCACTCGCGCTGTAGGTGTAGAGACTAGCAAACGGCGGGCTGAAAACCTGATAGTCTATGCTGCCGTCGTCCATGTTGCGCAACACGTCCACGCAGTCACCCTGGTGCATTTCCCAGTTGTCGCCGGCAGCATAGTCCTCCTTGTAATCGTCTCTTCGGCGTTCGCTTCCACGCAAATTATCCTCGTTAATGGTGTGCATATGCTTCACCATCTCCTCCGCCATGGCGGCGGCATCCTGCTCTTTTCGCTGAATGTTGGCCACTACAGCTCCCTCCAAGTCGCTCGCCACGATATACACTTGGACCGGCTTTTTTTGCCCAAAGCGCCAGCACCGCCGCACTGCCTGATAGTACTGCTCATAGCTGTCACTAAGACCAACGAATACAACGTTATGGCATTGTTGGAAGTTGAGGCCGAACCCAAACATGCTTGGTTTGGTAATCAGAACACGGACAGTTCCGTTGGCAAAGTCCTGCGCCGCATCGCGCTTCCATTCTGCGCTATCGCTTCCGCGGACTTCTACTGCATCTTCAATCAACGTTGCCAATGCACTGCTCTCGTCGTTTAGGTTGCACCATAAGAGCCATTGTTCATCGGTTCCGTTGACGAGTGCTGCTGCGCGTTCCGATCGTTCGCTCACCGTGCTTCGCCGGGCAGACTGCCGTTCCTGTAGCGTTTGGGCCTCGAGTGGGAACAAAAAACCGTCCGTCGCTTCTTCGCTGTGCAGCGTTACCTGCTCTACCTTTAAAGGGGGTAAGATAAACGCACCGTCGTCGTATCCCAAGTCGCTTGGTCTGCGAAGCATGACCGCCCAGCTGGCAACCCATTCCCAAAACGTGTCCTCGGCGTGACCTTTGAGTCGCCACTTCTGCGTCTCGCCGCCGTCATGCACGAAGAACATGGACAACATCTCAACTCGGCTCATTGCGCCCACAAACTCGGCGTGATTTCCCAACTCCATAAAGTCGTTAGGCGCCGGGGTCGCCGTGCAAGCCAACCGGTATGAAATCTGGCCAAAGCGCTCGATTATGTCGTTTCGTGTCTTCCCTGTGTAGCTCTTGAGGATGGATGACTCGTCAAGCACAACGCCGCTGTAATCGTCGGGGTTGAACCGCTCGAGCCGTTCATAGTTTGTGATGGTTAGTTGTTTGGCCGGGGTCCCGTCTTCGGAGTAGCCGGGAGTCAGCGTCTCGAACTTGCCCGCTTCGCGGATAGTCTGCCCGGCAACTGCGAGAGGCGCGACAATGAGGACATTCCCATCCGTCTCCATGGCCACGCGGCTGGCCCACTCGAGCTGAACGGGCGTCTTGCCAAGCCCGCAATCTGCGAAGACGCACGCGCGGCCCCTACGCAAAGCCCACCTCACAATGTCCTGCTGAAATGCGAACAGCCGTCGGTTGAGCGCGCCGGGCTCAAACCCAGACGGGCGATCCTCCACACGTTTCCGCGCGAGAAACGACGTGTACTCCATAGAGGAACCTATCAAAACGGCACCTCCTCGTCTTCGTCTAGTGGCTCCATGTCGACGTCAAAAGTTGTTACGGGGTGTTGGATCTTGTTGTTGATGACCACATAACCCAGGCCCCGAAGATGGTTGCCGACCGCGTAGGCCGGTAGGTTGAACCGGTCTGCCAAACCCGACACGTTCCCCTCCCCTGTTTCCAAGTACCGCTCTACGGCGTCCTTCTTCGGCATGTTGGCCTGCGTTGGTTCAAGGTACCCGCCGTCCAGCACTTCCGGTACCGGATGACGCATCCGCAGCTTGACGCTGCGTGGCCGCGGGAACTCGCGCAGGCTCCATTCAAGCCGCGTAACTCCCCACTCGTCGCCTTCCGGGGTCAACGTGCCAATGGCGTCGGGGTCCCGGGCAAACACACCCGAACCGCTGGCCCGGTTTTCAACCTGGCTGTCCTTGTGACCTTGTTTCGAGAAGTGGTGAACGTAGGCCAGGGCGGCCCCCGTAGCCGTGCCGATACGGTCCAGCTCGTTACAGGCGGCGCTGATATGGTTGGCGGTGTTCTCGTCGTGATGGCTGAGTAGCTTGTAGATGGGGTCGAGGACAATGAGCCGGGGCCCGATGCTCTGCGCGCCTTCGACCAGCTCGTCTACAAACGTGGTCAGACTCGCCGGCATGTGTCCCCGCAAATCCCACTGAAACCAGTTCGCAGCGTCGAAGTCGGGGACGTGCAACCGCACGTCCTGCACCCGGTTCTTGAACGATTCGCTGGCCACCTCGAAGTTGACATACAGGACGCGGCCCTTAGCGCATGCCCAGTTGTACCAACGCGCACCGGAGGCGACACACATCGCAAGGTGAATGAGCAAGAAACTCTTACCAATCTTGCTCGGACCGCTCAGCATGAGCTTGTGACCTTCCCTGAGCAGGCCGCTTATCAGCTCCCGGGCAGGCTCGATGTGCTCGTCAACCCAGGCCGTCGCGCATTCGATGGCAGGTAAACCGCTCTTGCGGGACCGCAGCGCCTCCATCCATTGATGCCAGTCCTGGTATCCGAGGTCGGTTCCGAGAAGGTACTGCTGAGCGTCGCCGCGATAGACCCCAGGCAACCGGCTGTGACGACTTGGGTTCTTGCACTTTTGGTCCGGTTGGAACCCAAGGGACGCCATGTGGTCATGCAGAAACATCACGCGTTCGTCGTACTGCTCGCGCGTGACGGCATCGACGCGTACCCAAAAGTGAATGCTCTTGTTGCCGCTGTGAATGGCAGCGGTTACGGGAACCCGGGAGTTCGTAACAAGCCCCCACTGTTCGTCAATTGGTAGGTCGTCACTCTCCAACAGCGTATGGCGGTAGGCTGCGACGTTCGCATCGTTCTCGCCGTTCCCGTCCATGGGGTTGACTTTAACGAAGGCCCCAGCGCTCGGGTGGAGCGCTAGGGCCTCGGAGGTAAGCCGTCCGTCGAGATCGCCTTGCAACTCTTCGGACGAATGGAACCGACCACGTTGCGGGTGGCCGGCGGAAGAGGACGGGGCATAGCACACGTATTCGTCGTCTCGGAACGCGGCGCGCAGAAGGCGGTCCAGGTCGTCCGTCTGCCAATCATGCGCCGGTAACGGTATCTGGGATGCTTTGAGCCGAAGTTTCGAAGGGAACTGCGTTATGTTCCCTTGCGGCGCTTGCGGGACAACATCGTCCCGCTGCATCGCGCTCTGTATCGTGCGGTCTACTTCATATTGCGGCAGGCCGTCCACGGCTCTCGCCTTCTCCCCGATGCGCTCCCGTATACGCGCTTCATCCCAACCTTGCTCCCGGGCGGCCAACGCCGCCCGGTATAGGTTGTTGTTTCGGTCTCCTTGACTGACTCCGTCCCTGAGATAGCTGTCTAAATCCATGTTGGCACATCACCCGGTATCCTTAGAGACAACCAAACGACCATCAGGCCACTCGTCCTCATCACCCGGGCGAATGATTCGCAAACAGTCGCCATCCATATAGATTGTTATCTCATCCCCGTAAAGGGTTTGCAGAGCCAAGACAAGCTGGTCCCACGTTATGGTTTGCATTACCTTTACTCCTTCCCTTGCCGGCACGCTACGGTGTTCCAATCATCCTCAACCATCCCGACTGGAACTCGTCTAGGCGGGCTTCCAAGATAAAGAGCCGCTTTTCAAGCTGGTCGATCTCCTGCTCAACGAGACGCAGATCTTCACTGACGGTTCGAAGCACTACGCCGACTGCGATGGTTACAAGGAACACCCCCAGTGCGATCAGCAGGGCTACCATGGCCATTTCACAACTCCTTCACGATCATGCGGTCTGTTGCAACTAGCTTGTCCCTATCGAGTTGCACTCTCCCCCAAACACTCACAAGCGTCAGCACCGCGTCTCCTAACGGGCGATAATCGCGAGCGTCATCTGGCGACAAACTAGCATGCAATCCGCGAGAACACATCTTTATATCGTCCTCGTGTAAATGCTGGCCAATCTCCACAGCCCTGCCGCCACGAAGATAATAGGCACCGTTCTCCCCCTTCACTATATAGTGATAAGCCGTCCACGCACTGTCTTCAGGAATGTGTAGGACTGCACCGCTTACGCCGTAACCGTAGCCGTGGCCGTCGTCGTAGCCGTAGCCGTAGCCGTAGCTGTAGCCGGAGCCGTCGCCGTCTTCGTAGCCGTAGCCGTGGCCGTGGCCGTTGCCGTAGCCGGAGCCGTGGCCGTTGCCATAGCCGTTGCCATCGCCAGAGCCGTGGCCGTGGCCGTAGCCGTAGCTATAGCCGTAGCCATGGCCGTAGCCGTAGCCATGGCCGTAGCCGTAGCCGTAGCCGTAGCAGAAGCCGTAGCCGTGGCCGTTGCCATAGCCGTTGCCCTCGCAAACCTCTAATCCCATAGCCCCAGCTCCCACTGAGCGGTCGCTTCTTGGGTGCACTCAATCACCGAGGTAACACCGTTGAGTTCAATGAGAGGAACTGGAGGCGTAATGCGCTGCCCGATTGCGGACCAATAGACGCCAGCCCCAGCACCCCGCGCGTTTCCTGGGACCAGTACACGGCCATTCTGGCATCAACTAACGTAACAACCCCGGCGTCGGCACTACCGCCTTTCAGGTACCCACCAAAAACGCCCTGTCTGTCCTTGTCTGTGGTAACAACTACGTATTTCATGTCGTGTCTCCTAGAAAGGGATTTCTTCGTCGTCCGTCACCTTGGGGCGGGGCTGGGTTGTAACGCTTGCGTTAGCGTGACCCTTACGGCTGGTCTGCTCCCGAAGCACGTGGTCGTTCGGCATGTTGTCCGGGCCGGTCTTCTGGTATTTATCAATCTCCTTGAACTTGGATTCCTTGTAGTTGTCTTTGAGGGTGACTTTGCAATGCCGGTTCATGAGCCGATTGAAGTCAACCTCAACCGTGTCGCACCCCTCAAAATCGGCCACCAGTCCAAACCACTTGCGCAACTTCCAATCCATGTTGGGGGAGCAGAAGTCCCGCACCGTCATCGTGTAACCCTCGTCGTTGAACACCATAAAGGTGAGCAATACGTAAGGACCCTTGTCGTTCTCGCGCTCCTCAAAATCAACCATCAGGGCGCTATACCACACGCCATTTTCAAACCTGCTGATAGCCCCGCCGCCACTTGCGTTCGTGTCAGTCTCGTTCATGTCGATCGTTTTCTTTGGAAATGGCATAGCGCCTCCTACTGCGTCAAAATAACGCTTGTTGATTTGCCTTCTTCTACCTCGTAGCCCGGCGGTACCTCGCCGGTCTTCTTGAAATGCTTGTTAACCGCGGCCTTGTCCTCTGTCCAGGAATGCCTTCGAAACTCCTCAGGCACGGCCTCCCGGTCAACGCACTTCAAGGTGTCGCCGTTTCCTCGCAGGCAAACCGTGAACTCGGGGTAGACCACCTTGGACATGTTGTGGACCGCCTGAACGTCCCGCCGGCATTGTTTGACTTTCTCCATGCGGGCGTGAAGGCGGCGCTCGCGCGCCGCCAGGTCCTGTTTGGTCTTCTTGATACCGTCCATGGCGATCTTCAGGTTGATTTCTTCCTGGGCCAGGCGCTTGATCTCCTCGTTTGGGTCGACGGTATCGACCCATGAATGATCAAGTTCGTCCTCCTCGTCCCAGCCTAGCTCTGTGTCGAATGCGTGAATTACATTGCTCATGCCCTATGCCCCCGCCGGTTCAAGTTGGTGGAATTGAGACCAGAGCTCAATCGCGCGTTCCTGCATGGACTGTTCGCTCATATCGGGGTCGTCGGGCTCCAAGGCGGCCATCCGGTAGGCGTGGTAGACCTCCAACCACTCGGTAGATTCCGGGACAAGAATGTTGGGATCAGGCGTCCCATACTCTTTGATGTGGCGTGTTGCGGCGTCCTGGGCTGCGAGAACCAAGGCGTCCCGGCCTTTGCCGAACTGCTTGGCGTGTGCTCGTAGCGAGTCGCGGTCCCATCCGAGAGCCTCGCAGAACTGTTGCAGGTCATAGGCCAACTGCTCGCCGGTCAGGTCGCGGAATTTGCCGATGTCCGGCTTGGGCTCAGCCGGCGTATCAGCCGACGCGTTGCCAGGGACGTGGTCAATCAGGTCGCGTTCCGGGTCCTCCCCGCATGGCACGTTGAGCATCTTCAGGAGGCCGTTCTTGGCCCCGTAGGTCAGTGCTTTTCCGGGCCCCTTGTCCTGATTGTCAACGCCATACCCTAAGCTGGTGACCTCGACGCGCTCCGTCGGGGCATCGACGCTGACCATGGAAACCTTGACTATTGCGGTTGTGCGGTTGCCGTCCTGGGACCAGTCCGCCAGATCGGTTATGCAGACCAGCCGCCATTTGACAAGAAGCGGTTGGAGTTTGAGAGCCAGGGTATCGTAGCTCGCAAACCGGTACTGGTTGTTGACACGCTTGTCTTCCTTCTCCAAGTAGGGCAAATCGCCCATCACGCCTAACAGACGCTCGTACACGCTGAGTTGCTTGATCTCGTCGGTGGTCATGGCTTACGCTCCTCTTTCCTTATACGGTGGCTGCCGGGGCTGCGCTGTGCTTGGCGGCTCGCGCTTCCTCGGCGGCTACCCAATCTTCCCAGGTCAACTCATGGTCTGCCCGAACGGCTACCTCGTACCGTTTGCGGGCTTGGTCACGGGTTCGTACAACCTTGTTATCCGTCCTGGCCTGGATCTCCAGAGCCATGTGCGGACGGCAGATCTCGTACCCGATGCCGTTGTCTTCGTAGGCCTGCCTGCGCAGGGCCTCGTAGGTGTCTGTCGGCAATGTCTCAGGGTTTACGACCTCGCCCGTCCAGGCATCGACCAAGCCGGTTACGGCGTGGCCGTCGCTCTCGTCGGCGCACACCCAAAACAGCGGCTCAATGTGCCCGTCTGGAATGTCTGTGTAGAACCACATGCTACGTCCTCCTTACAGAAGGGTTTGAAACAGTTTGTTCTGCGCATCGATAGCCTGATTCCGCAGGAAATCACCCTCGACGTATTGGGCCAGAAGGCCCAGGGTACGGTGGACCTCCTGGAGCATGCTGCTGCGCCTATGTGCTTTGTTGGCGGCGCGTACAGCGACGTAGGGGTCCAAGCCACTTGCTAACAGGTAGTCGTATGCCTCGCCGAATCCCGCAATAAGGCGCGGGCCTAGTTCCAACGGCTGCGTTTCTTGCGCTTGCAGTTCAGTCATAGTGCGTCTCCCAGCTCGCTACGAGGTCGTCCACGTTCTTGGTGGTGCGTAGCGGCGGTTGAATGTGATTTGGTGAACAGCGCCCGGCCCCCAAGTCGGCGGCCAGGCGGGTAGCCCTGATTGCGCAGCTTCCACAGCGTGTCGTGGCTGCTCCGCAGCGTCTGGCAGGCCTCGCGGATAGTGTAGAGTCGCTCCATCAGCCCTCCTTATCGGTTGGTCTTCCTTATGCGTCATGCTTAGAGTGTATCATGACTTTTGGGCTCATGTCAAGGCTAAATTCGGACAAATTTCGGCGTTTGAAAGAAAAGTTCGAAAAGGTGCTGACAATCAGGGTTCTATGGTGTATAACCAATCAATTTACGCAGATCTACGCACACCCGCACCCAGAGGACGACGACGTTGACCGGTGGTAGAGAAGTGCCTGTAGCCGATTGTCCTGCTGGCGTTTATCCGGTACTCCGTTTTTGCGTAACCAGATAAACTCGATGTGAGCCGGTCACGCGCGCGTGAGACCCGACTTAATGCGGTGCCTACCGGTATGCCAAGTGCCTCCGCTATCTGTTTGCAGGACATATCTCTCATATAGCGTAGTTCAGCTACACCGCGGAACTGGTCTGATAGTGCAGCAAACGCAGTGTGGACTTCGTCGCCGTAGTCCGCTCCGTGGTCTTGGTAGACCATCCATGGCTCATGGTCTGACTCGTCCAGCACCTCGGTGTTGTTGGAATGCCAGTCTCCCTGGTAATAGCTGGCCCCGGCCATATGTACGGCTCTCAGTATGTAGCTATTGCGTTTACCCTGCTCTGTGTAGTTCGTGTCTTGAAGTAAGCGTAGCGCGGCGTTCTGCGCGATCTCTTCGCCCGCCTCGCCAAACCTGCGTTTTGCGTACCCTGTGATCAACCGTGCATCTGCGTCTGTTAGTTGCATCTATGCCTCAAAATCATCGTTGTCCATGAGATCAAAAGCGAACTCTCGGAGCAGCGCGCCAACAAGTAAAGCGAACAGGAGCGGCCACGCTGCGCCGACAACGGCGCCTATAACCCCGCTCCATATGATGCCGAGGTTAGGCGAACCCCAAAACCTTCCCCATTTGTACGTAAGCCAAGCCGCAGCTCCCGCTGCGGCTACCCCGATGGTGAGATAACCGGCCACTAACAATGTGATCATGCGAGTACCCTCATGCGTTTGCGCAACATGCGTTTGCCCTGCTCTTCGTCTCTCGAGAGATTTACTTGGATAATCGGTGCCCCTAAGGGCCGCGGTTTCGCTGCTTTGTCGACCAGCCAAGAGGATTTATTATTTTCGTAGCTCTTTTGGAACCCTCCTGTCCTCATAACTCGTATCGGTCTCTCGACGAGGACTGGTCCGGCTTTCCCGTTGACTAGGCGGAGCCGGACGTCTGCGGCATGTGACTCGGCGTGGTCATGACCCATAAGATAGATGTCTGCTTCAACGCACTCCGCCTGCTGTTCGACCTTTCGCAAGCTTGCACCGGCGTATCTGCTTGCTCCTACCCCGTGATGCGCGCAGACAACGAGGTTGGTCCTGGACGTCGACACCCTTATGTCCAGGTTGATGACAGACATTACGCCAAGGTAGTTGGCGCCCAACTTGTGCGCTAGGTACTCTGTCGAAGTCTGGGTTACGTTGCCAATCTGAAGCACGCCGTGATGATTGCCCTCGATCAACCCGATTATGCGGCCCCGCCAGGGCTCCAGTATGTCGGCGAATTCGTCCGCCTGCTCCTGGGCATGCCTCGCCAAGTATTCGGAAGTCGTCTCGTGCAATTCGGAGACCTTGGCTCGCTCCGCTGCGGAGAACAGGTCGAGATAATCCCCCATCCCCAGGATGTAACAGGAGTCCCCAAGCTCGGCTAGCTCGGCTAGGTGGTCGTGGAAGTGGCCGGCGGCATGGTTGACCGCGCCATAATGGATGTCCCCAAGAGGCGCGATGTATAGAGGTGTGGATAGATTCGGCAGGTCGATACGGTAGCTGGCTACCTTGAATATCCCCGTTGTTTTCATGCTGACACTATACCACATATTGTGGTTGGTGTCAAATTGGGTACAAGGCACAAAAAAGCCCCCGGGTGGAAAGCCCGGGGGCACCGTGGAAAGGAGCTCCGACAGGGAGCGCCTCGTGTGGACTAGTTAGGTGGCCTTTGCCTTAGCCTTACGCTTGGCTGCTGTCTGCGGTCGCACGCCGAACCGATACCGCCATAACGGGCAATCCCGTGAGGGGCATTCCTCGACAGCTTGTGACGTCCCGCTACAGTTCAGGCACTCCTTGCGTATGGCTTTGACCCTGGTCCAATGGGCCTTGCCGTCCGTTCCGCTTGGCAGTCGATACGGTACCAGGTAGCAGGCGTCTGGACCGCCGGCGTCTCTGGGTCCGGGGTACCGGGCAGAGCATGCGCGGATCTCTGATATGCAACCGCCCATGCAGTCTAAACACCTGTTGCGTATGGCTCTCTGCGGAGTCAACAATACCGCTACTCCGTCGCCTCTAGGAACTCGGCCTGTTCCTGAAAGGTGATCACCGGCAACCGTTGACACCGAAAAGCCTTGTAAAGGTAAACTACGAGGTGCGGAAGGTCGAGCGTACCAGAGCCGTACTCGTCACTGCAGTAACGGTCTACGAACTCATACCGGTCTCCTATGCGCTTGACGCTGAGCACGGAGCTATCGTCGTACCAAAATACACGCCGTTCCTGGTCTTCCAACTGAGCGATCTCGTTTACGCATTCGTTCATGGTCATAGCTATACACTCCTTATCCCCTACACGCCTTTGGCTACGAACTCCGCCCAGGTCGCCGGCATGGCCTGGTTCGCGACCTGCTCTGAGAACGTAACAAGGTCCTGGTAATCGATACACGCCATAACCCAGTCCGGAACCTCATCGCACCAACCGTCGTGCGGCTCGTCTATGGTGTATCCGCCGTTACTGGTTGGCGAGACGTCGCGGAAGACTGAGAACTCTGTAACGTCAGCGCCTAGGGATTCCCCGGGCTCGCGCAGGCTGAAACACAAGGCAACTTCAGCGCAGCCAAATACCTGGCCCTCCCCCGTTTGCTCAATCACTCGCCACCGCACGATCTCACCATCAAGCTGCGCAACAAGATAGTACGCCAGGGTCTTCCTGCTCTCCCGGATATACCTTGCAAGGGCGCGCTTGACATCCTCGACAATTTCGGGGGCGATCCCCATGCCTGCTGCGCACTCATCAATGTACGCGCTAACGGCCTCCTCAGGCGTCTTATGCCCCGCGTCGATTGAGAGAGCCATAAACTCATCCGGGGTTTGGTCGCCCACATACCGGTCATACGCTTCGCTTGGATCGAGTCTCATCGTTCTTCCCTTTCCACGGTTGAGGTGAGGGCGGGCCGGAAGCCCGCCCCGTACGCCTAACTACTCCACAGGTCGCCTGGCTCAGGCCAGACCTGCATGGACTCTCGCCGACCGCCGTCGGCCATCTCGTAGTAAACGGATACGCTCCGGCCTGTCTCCTCTGCGTACTCGGCGGCTGCCTTGACGGCCTCTTCTTCGGTCCCGTAATGCTCGGGCAGCGGGCAGCCATCTACGACTATGCGGTAGCGTTCCCTATGTTCTCGTGCGCCTTCCATTGTCTTCCCTTTCCACGGTTCCGGCGGCCTGATCGCCGCCACTATTCAGAGTGTACCACAGGCTGGCTTGATTGTCAATGCCTTTTGTGGTAAAATTTTGGCATGAGCAAAAAACTTTCTGACCGCGACCGCGCATTCTGCCGAAGTGTCGTCCGCGGCCTAGCCGCGAGAGAGATAGCCGAGGAGTTTGGGGTCTCTCGCAAACACGTCTGTAACTGGCTCGCCAGGCCTGAGGTCCGTACGCATGTCGACCGGCTTCAGGATGACGCCGATCATACGCTGGTTCATTGGCTCGCGCTTGGCATATTCCAGGCCTGGCTCGATAAACAGCGCTGACGGGCGGGGAGGACCGTAGCTAATCATCGTTTAACCTGAACATGGTCTCCCAGGCCTCGTCTCGTTTGCGTTTGTACTGCCGGGCGCGTTCTTCCAGTTTGCGAACATGATCCCGCATCACACCGACGGCGGTTTGCATCTCGGCCAACTCCGCGCTTGCTCGCCGAACCTTGTCGTTCTCTTCCTCGAAACACTGTTGCCATTGCTCCGCATCCGCCTTGGCAGCTAAGAGCTCTCTTCTGGTAGTAGTGTCTCGCATGTCTATCCCCTTTCCACGGTTGGCTACCTTCGTCAGGCACCGGCCACCACGCCGGCGCGACGGGCCGCAAGGGCCCGTTTCGGCTAGTTACGCGACGTTAACTGCCTGCGCATACACAAGTTCGGCGAGAAGCTCGCAGGTCAGGTCAACGCTCCCCCTGGCCTGAGTGCGGAAGGCCAGCTGGTCATAGACTGCCGGCAGCAGCCAATGCGCGAATAGGTCGGGAGTGCCAAACCGGGAGTCTATCTCTAAGCTGAGAACCCCGTCCACGTCCTCATGGACAGCAATTTCAGCCACTATATCAACATAGCCAGGAGCGATCGTCCTGTTTCCGAGCGCGACTTGATAGCGGGCGGGTTTGTAGACCGTCCATAGACGTTTGGATGCATCTCGCAGGGCTTCCGTGAGGGTCTCGCGTGTCGGTTGCATCATTCATCTTCCCTTTCCACGGTGAGGTGAGGGGCGGGCCGGAGCCCGCCCCGTTCAGTTCCTAGCAATACTGCTCGCGCATCTCCTTGCGGGCCTGCTGCTCTCGCCGGACCGCCCCCACGTAGGCGTTCCAGGCCTCAGCCTCATCCTCTACAAGGCCTATATCCGGCGTTTCGAGGATCCGCGTGGTCAGGCCTTCGAGGCGAATCACGGAGTACATGAGTCCCCCGTCTCGCCGAATGATGATGCCGGCCGGCTCGTCATCGTTGCATTCCCGTTCAATGGGGAGGTCGCTGGCCTGGAGTCGATCGATGTCCGACGGTGGGATGCCGCACGCGTCCAGTTCGCCTCGTCGATGGTCGTTCTGGGAGCCGGTGTAAATCATATTCCTATCCTTTCCACGGTTGAGGTGAGGGGCGGCACAAGCCGCCCCGTTGTAGCGTTACGCCCGGTCGCACGATGCGCAGGCGTTCCACGATCAAAACGCGCAATGGAGCCGATAACCGATGACGGTTTCCGCGTATAGGTCTAGCGCCTCCTGGTCGGTTTCGGCGTCATCGCCGAACATCAGGATCTGGTTAGCCGCCGTGAAATACCGGCGCACCTGGCGCTCGGAAACAAACGGATTGCCATTGGCAAACCCGGTTGCGTCGTTAATTTCGTTGAAGTGGGTTTCGTCGTTCATCTTTATTCCTTTCCACGGTTAGAGGTGAGGGGCGGGCCGGAGCCCGCCCCGGTTAAGGTCTACGCACGCGCGCACGATGCGTACGCGTTCCATTCCGCAATCTCGTCGTCAATCAGCTCATCGTCGGCGTGGTTGTTGTCCGTTTGGTAGCCGCCCTGGTCCCATTTGGCAAGGCGCCAGTGGCCGATGCCAAGGTATTCAATAGCAATCCCAATCCCTTCAACTTCCCGAACGACCTTGTGGTCTTCGTGCATGCCCATCCGCACCAGGTCGCCAGCGGTGATCATATTCTCTTTCATCGTTCTTCCCTTTCCACGGTCGCGAGCGCGCCCCATGCGCGCCTATCGTTTGGATTATAGCAGCCCCTGACCATCTTGTCAAGCCCTAATTTTCAGCCGCCCACAATCCCGATACGCACTCTATGAAGCAATCCCCATGCCAACTCATTCAACCGGTTGAACGTAACCTTTCTACTCACACCACTGTCACCTTTCTTCACGCCGCTGGGTAGATTCGTAACACCTTAGGTAAAATCGTAACACCAGGCCCAAACCACACGAAAATGTAGGAAACAAGAACAACCGTTACAAAACGTTGCGTTTGTCTCGATGACCCTAAATAAGAATCGTTACTATCTAGGAATGATTCGGCATATGGACTGGTTTGGAGAATTGAAGCAGGAACGTGACGCAATCGTACAAAAAGGCTTCTAGGACGCGTTTTTCGTCTCTCTAAGCGCTTCTTGCCTCCCTTGAGCATGATAACCCGTCTCAGCCCCGTTCGGCGATTCTGGAGGCGTTTTGGGCCTCCTACAGCACACCTTATCACATGCTCAGCTGTGGGGCCTGCCCTTCGGACCGTTGCCATATCTTCGGAGCGTTCCTTCTGGGCGTTGTCAATCACATTCCCCCGTTCGTGAGTGTCAAGCTGCTTTGTCTCTAACGGGTGAGCGCCAACGCAGCGGAGCAAGCCAGCGGACCTCACCTCTCACCTCGAGGGCAGGCAGGTGCAAGCCGGCCGGCACCTATCACCTCACCTTATCCCATAGGTCACCTCAGGTCTGATTGTCCCCTGGACCAACCCGTCCACTCACCACCCCCTACCCCCTACCAATGTAAAGTGTACTTGACATGAGCGACGGTGTGGTGGCGATGGTCATGCCGAGGGCCGACGTGGCGGTGCAGCGGACCGGGGGTGCCGAGGGGGGTCCCCGGGTGTGCATGTGAGAAGTGACACACCCCCATAAAAAATCCGCGGTATTTTGGGCCTTGGTACCACGTACATGTTACGCACCATACACGTAGTACGATTTCCACCGTGTGTCAAAATGGTCAGTGTAACACAGTGAAATTATTGATTCACGTAAGTCATTGTCAGCTAAGGGGTTTGCCAATCGTGAAGATATCACGAGAAATAAGTTGGGAATAACTATCCAAATCGGCTCTGTTTTAGAAGTAACGGGGGAGATGGCCGGAGTGACAACGGAGGCCAGAGGGGGGAGGTAACCGCGGTAACCCCACGATGGTGATTACGGTAACCTGGTTATAACGTTCCGTTCCGCCCTCTAAAGGGGCGGACGGAACACGATAACATACGAAGAGACGAAGAGACGATCGGGGCGTCTAAGAAGACGCCCCTGCAACCAACAGTTATAACGGTTATAACGGGACGCCCTTAAGGGGCGTCCCTTTAGAATGGGTTATAACAGATACCTGGTTATAACGGTTATAACGGTAACCTGGTTATAACGGTTATAACAGGTTATAACGGTTATAACCGCGCGCACGCGCGCGAGGCGATGCCCATGCTGCTGAGCGCTTGGTGCGCTCAGCTCACCACGATGAGGTGAGCTTAACGTGGCCTACTTGTCTTAACTGAGATGAGGGTCAACTCTGACATGCGGGCATATGCCCGCGATTTGACATGGGTATCCAATTTGTGGTACAATCAAGCTAAATGAGCATTGGTCAGTGGAAATACACGAAGATTGAGGATGCGCCGCAGCGGCATCGTGAGGCTGCGAGGTTGCGTGCGTTGGGTATGCCGTGGAAGGCGATTGCGCCTTCGGTGGGACTGACTGAGAAGACGCTGCGCGTGTTGGCGTGTCATGACCCGTTCAAGGCGCATGTCGAGCAGTTGAAGAGTGGGTCTGAGTTGTTGGCGGCCAACGTCAAGCGGAACATCGAAGAGATCGCTGAGCTGGGGACCGGTCAGCTCAAAGAGATGGTTGAGGCCGGAGACCTTGAGAGCAATGAGCTGATACGGGCTACGGAGATGGCGCTTGACCGGCATCCGTCGGGCGAGTTCGTGAAGCAGTCCAGGACCAAGGTGGACGGTAGCGTGAATCATCTGCACCAGGTGACGGCTGACGCCTTGGAAGACATGAAGAGCCGGTACCGCCGGCAGGTGGTCGGCGAAGTGGTTGACAACGAGGAGTTACCCGAGGATGGCGAAATCGAGTGGGACGAAGGGGACGACGGCTCCGACGACGGCGAAGGCTGAGGAGCGTCTTATCGAAGAGAGTGGTGCGGGATGGGTTCAGCTTAGCGCGAGCTGGGTCACCGCGCCTGCCTCAAGCGGGCAAGGCGTCGAACGAGACGGTAAGCGCATCACTTCTGAGGAGCTTACTGAAGCTTGTTCGCTTGGAGATAACCATTCGTTGGTGAAGGTGACGGTCTACGCGCTGAACAAGAACGGCACGACCACGGCGGACGTGGCGGTTAGTGAGGTCGGCGTTGGGTTGGGGCAGTTGAAGAAGGCTTTCGACGCGTGAACTGGGAAGAAACCGTAGACTTCGTCTCCAAACAACTTGGAACGCCAAACAGACCCCCGTTTGAGGCTCTGTGGGCATGGTGGGAACTGGATGATGGGGACGAACTTGCTATAGGCGACGCTGGTTGTTCGGTGGTTGTCAAGGTGACGGGTCCTACCGGGTGTAGGCGGCAGATGTTTCGCCCGGACTCTGATGACGCGACCTGGTACATCCGAGGCGTCTTAGCTAAGGCCAAGCAGGAACCCCTCGAAAAGAAGAGGGTACGTGCTTTACAGGCTTACCTGACCGAAAACGGGGTGGACGCGGAGCCGGTTCGAACGGAAGGTGGCATGTGCTATTTCGATGTACCGGTTACACCTGACGGGTACATTCGTGTCTACAGTCTTAGTAGAACGTTGTTTACGGCGGCTGTCAAGTCGATCTACGAACACTTCGAGTTTGAGGAACAGACAAAGTTTCTGGGGTGGGTAAAAGGTGTTCAAGACGGTCTTAGTGCGGACGTCGTGTAGGTATGGAGGCTGATGATTTGCCTTGGGGCTCCAGGAACTTCGAAGCTGCGTATGAAGTGCTTGTCGAAAAAGAGGGTGGGTTCGCGGACCGCGCAACCGACCCAGGAGGCGAGACCTGGTACGGCATCTCGCTTCGATACTGGCCCGGGGTGGACGTTGAGCGGCTCAAAAAAGAGCCGCGTTACCGCAAGAAATTCTTCTACGACAACTTCTGGGCTCCCATGGGGCTCATTCGCATTGATGACGGCGTTGAGCAAGCCCGTTTGGCTACGCAGGCTCTTTTGTTTGGCGTGCATACGGGTCAATATCGCGGTCAACTGGTTCTTCAGCAAGCCTACAACATGGTTCGCTATGGTTGGATGGACGGCCTGCTGGAAGATGGGGCGCTTGGTCCCGTGACCGCCCGTTGGGTTAACCGGTTCTTGAGAACGGAAGAGGCACAGACCTTGACGGCGGCCTATAAGATACACGCGGGCATGTACTACAACCAGCGCGTCCACGAAGACGACTGGGTACGCGGCGATATTCGGGGTTGGATTAACCGATTGGATGCGGCTTAGGAGGCTGATACGACATGGGTGAAGAAGTTCTAGTGCTAGCGTTGCTAATTCTGTTCTCGATCCTTTCAACGGCGTTGACTTGGTTCAAGGGTAGCGAGTATTGGGGACGCGTGAAAGATACCCGATGGGCCACGGCGGTGTCGGCGGTTGATGCAGCCGTTACTGAGGTGTATGAGAACTATGTGCGCGACCTGAAGAACGGGCGCGAGGACGGTAAATTGACCGATGAAGAGCGCCGGGAGGCGCGCGACCGAGCGCTTTCGCTAGCAATCGACATTGGTAAGACCCGAGGCGTGGACGTGATGGCCGAAATCGGCACCAGTTTCGTGCGAGACGTGCTTGAAGACGCCGTCCAGAAGCGGAAGGTCCGATGACTTTGCGGACAGCTTCAAAGACGTTCGAATGGGCGGTTATCGCCCTCACCTGCCTGTGGATTGCGCTGATGCTTACCTGTTGTGAGAGCCTTCCGGAAGGCATGGAAGTTGGCGTCAACTTCAACATTGACTTCAACGAGAAGACGGTACAGGAACTTGGGGACATCATCTCCGATTGGCATGAAGAACGGAACGAACAGGAACGGTGGGAGCGTATGCGCAAGGACATGAATGAGCGCGAACTGCGCGAATACTTCCGTGACCTGCTAACGGACGATGATTTTACCGATTTCTTGTCTGAAAGGGTGGATGCCTAGTGTGGCTATCGGACTTGATAGCCATGGGGTTGGGGCTCGGCCTTGGAGTTTTCATTGCGCTAGGCGTCATTGCGCCTCTGCTGGGGCGTGAACGCTAGTGGACAACCTGGAAAACATCGGGAACGGTGTCCTGGGGTTGTGCATGGTGGTTGCAGCCAAGATTATCGCGGGGATTAAGGGGCGGTCCAAGAAGGATTCCGTCTCGAAAGAGTTCTGCGACGAGCGGAGCTGCGCGCTGAAAGAGCGTTTGGACCGCGATGAAGGCGAACTGCACGATATTTGGGGGCGTTTGGACGGCGATCGGAACGCCGACAAGTACCATAACCGGAGTGACACCGCACAATGAGTGCGCGCGTCATGCCGTTCAGTAAGCATGCCGACAACCTGGACCAGGTCATATGGGACATCTTGAACCTGATTCAGCGCATGAACGGTCTTTTGGCGTATGAGAACACGCTTCTGGACCAGTCATGGTCCTACGGGGGTCTCAGCGACATCATGCAACCGCTTATGGACGAAGCGCGTGAACAAGCCAGTGGGATCCGATACAAAATGATCCCACATTGTTCTGTTGCCCACCGAAACGTTGTCAAAGTAACGTCTGATGGCGCGATTGACTACTTTGCCATAGCCAACAGCGGTGGGAACACCACGATTACTCCTCACCAGATCACGGCGTTGTCGAACGCTTCGAACCTGACGTTTAACGACTACTACTTGAGCGTTGATTACGTCAAGCTCTCGAGCGCAGAGGACACCGCCAACAATGGCGTGCATACTTTGGTTAGCGCCAATGCGTCCGGCGTATTGACGGTCTCTGGGACGCTTACTGAGAACACGGACGACGAATCTATCGTCATTGAAGCCTACAGCGGCACGCAGTTCACAGCATGAGCCTGAAGATTTCAGAGAGGATAGAGACCCTTCAGTCGGCGCTGACGCGCGCGATAGCGGTCCGTGACGAGATGAAAGCGCTTCAGCGGACGGAAGACAAGATGTACGAGAACTGGGAGCCTCCGGGCGAGGGCAACCATGCGCTAAGCGTTCGGTACAGGTCGGCGCTGCAAGAGATGTACGACGTTGCGCAGATGTGCGTCAACATGCTGGGCGATACTAACGATGCCTGGACGTACGTCCCTGCGGACGACCGCGACCTGAACGACGCTATCACAAGCATCACTATCGACGCGGTCAACGCGGCGAACAATAGTTGGGCGACGTTGACGTTTGCCATCGGGGCGACGGACGGGTTTTCCGTTATCTCAAACACGTTCCAGATTGGCGATGAGATCACCTTGTCGGGGTTCTCTACCAGCGCAAACAACACGGATTACCGCATTCTGGACATCGATACCAGCGCTGAAGAGGTTGATTTGTCGTCCGCCGGTGACACGGACGAGAGTGCGGTTACCGACGCCGAGATTGACTTAAAATCAAGGCCGATTGATGTCAAGAAAGGGTCTGACCAGGCGATACAGGTAGATGCGGACAACGGAAGCAGCGAATGCGAGCTTATTCTATCGTCCGGTTCCTGGGGGAACGAGTGGGATGCTGGCGAAAGCGTGGTCATTATGGGTGCTGAAGAGTCCGCCAACGACGGGACGTACACGATTGACAGCGTAACCACGACGTCTAGTACGCGGGACACTCTTGTTTTGACGGCCGCGGCCACAACGGACAACGCAGATGATGAGGCCATAGTGGTATGCCTCCTGTAGCTCTACCGGAAGACTTTCACGACTGGCCTCCGCAGGCGGTCGAGATGGTCTATTGGTACGAGGAATGGTTCGAATTGAAATGGGATGAGAATGGGGACCCTGGTTGCGGCGTGACGCCTTGGGAGGCGGCCAAAGCGTACGTGCGCCAGATATTCGAAGAAGGACAGGTGATATAAGTGCCGTATTTCGACCGGGAAGTGAAGGTGTTCGAGGAGTCCAACGGGACTGTGGGGGACTCTGCTGAGGACGTTGGGAGTGCTATCGTCCTCAACAACAACTTCACGGAACTTTTCTTTTATGTAGAGAACACGGGTGAGACCCTCGCCGGTCTCTCCCTGCTTGTACAGCCGGTCTCGGGGGCGGACTGGCATACGTTGCTCGAAGATGCCGACTGGACGGACACCAACATCTACGCGATGCGGTATTCCAGCGGCAGCGGGAGCAACGCGGTCCACGTGCTCGCTTCTACCGAGAGCGGGGCCGCGTGGGTTGAACTCCCTCCCTGCTACGCGATCAAATTCCAAGCCACGTCAAGCACTGGCACCACCAACGTAACCATCGAGGGTCGGGTGTTGCACTAGGTGGGTCAGGATAAGGACATCCAAGACATTCTAGCCCGGGGCTATGCGGACAGCAAGTTCTTCGGCAAGATGTTCTATCCTGAAATCTTCGACGGGCCGCGGTCTGACTGTGCCCTTCGGGACCGTGTATACCAAGCCATAGACGATAAGCATCAAGCCTACACGGCCATCTGTGGCGCGCGCGGCATCGGTAAGTCGACGCTGGCGAAGCTACTTATCATCCGCGCTATCTGTTATCGGGAAGCGCCGTTCGTGGTCTACCTGTCCAAGAACTATCGCGAAGCGCAGAAGAACACCGAAAACCTGAAGATGATGCTCCTGAATAACCGGTACATTCGGAGCACCTTCGGGAATCTGAAGGCAACGTCTTTCGAGGACGTCGACCTGACGTTCAGCAAGGAGAGCTATATGCTCTCTGACCCTGACAGCGGGCAACCGATCAGCATGGTGGTCCCGAAAGGCCGCGGACAACCGGTCCGCGGCATGAACCTATACATGGGGAACAAGATTGTTCGGCCTACGTTGTTGGTCATGGACGATCTGGAAGACGATGAAGAGCTGCTGAACGAAGAGAACCGAGCCAAGGACCGCGACTGGTTCTACTCCGAGGTCCTCCCATGCATTGACACGAGCCGCAACCCGGATCCGACCACGAACCGGTGGCCTGAGACGGAGACCGAGCCGCCCTGGCGTTTCTTCTACATCGACACGCTAAAGCATGAAGATTCCTTAATGCAACATCTGCTCGACTCATCGCGGTGGGCGAGCGACGTCCTGCCGCGAGCTAAGTTTGGCAAGGACGATGCGGGCAACCCGACGTATGTGTCGAATGTCCCCGAGTTGTTCAGCGACGAGCAGATCGCCTCGGAGGTTGAGCAGGCAAAGCAAGCGGGCGCGATGGACAACTATGCGCGCGAGTTCATGTGCCTTCCGCAAGCCACCGAGACGGCCTCGTGGACGCAGGACATGTTCAAGTACTACCGGGAACAGGACCTGAAGCTACAGAGCAGTCCTGAGTACATGCGGTTCATTATTGTGGATCCCGCAAATACAAGTAAGCAACATAGCGCGTACACGGCCATCCTGGCGGCAGCCGTGGACATGGACGTGAACGGGATCTATATGCGGTCGCTCATCAATGAGCGCCTGACCCCGGCGGAGATCCTTCGGCAGACGCTGGACCTGGCTGTCCGCACCAACAGTCCGGTTGTCGGCGTTGAGGTGACGGGCCTTGACGAGCACATCCAGCACATGTTTGAGACGGAACGCCGGCAACGTGGTTTGGAACAGCTCAAGTTTGTGTGGCTGAAGAGCCGGGCGGCTCCGAAAGGCGACTACGGTACGGGCCGTGACGCGGCCAAACGCGCACGCGCCTCGCAGCTAGTCCCTTACTACCAGAAGGGGCTTGTCTGGCACGAGGAGCGGTTGAAAGGCAGCGCCATGGAGCAACAGATGCTGTCGTTCGACCGGCCCAAGTACTGGGACGCGCTCGACTGCGCGGGTTATGTACCTCAGATACTACATGAAGGTGGGTACGTGTCGGTGTTCGCGGACGTGGAAGGCATGCCTTTTGTGACGCCTTGGGATGAATCGAAAACGGATGACGCGCAGGTTCGCAACCGCGTGTGGGAACTAGAAAGGGGTCCATTTTAGATGGGAACCATAACGCATTTCGGCCAAGGGCTTGGCAGGCGAAACATATGGCTAAGTGCGGGTGATGCGTTCCCCACAGCGACGAACGGGTGTACGGCTGCGGCCGCAGCCGCCTTAGGCGACAACCTGGACTGCGTACAACTTGTGTTTGACAACGCGTCTACAGAGCATTGCATTTGGATCGTCGAACTGCCCAGCAACTACCCCGATTCCGCAACATTTACAGCCGAGATATTTTGGAACCCGGACGGCAATCCATCGCCACAAAAAGACTGGTCTTTTTCAGGCGCGTGTGTCCGTGACGACTCAATTCTTACAGGCGGGTCAGCCTCAGACTACGGAACGGCGATAACTTTTACTGAAGCGGGATCTGGGAGTCCTAGTTTGTTGCAGGGGGTCTCTGGGTCCGGGGCGCTTACGTTGGGAGGAGCCACCGCTGAGGCGGGTAACCTTGCTATTTTTAAGCTAAGCTCGCCGACTGGGGGCGCATCTGCGGGAACAGACAAGGTTCTAGGCATACGGTTGGAGTTCTGATGGGTATAAAGTCTTATATAGCGGTACCGATAGCGTTATTTGCGGGTTTGTTTTCGTGGCCTAATGGCGGCAACACCAGCGAACATTTGTGGTTGGGGGCTGAGTCGGCTATCCCGGCGGGCTACTTCGGCAGCGGCGACCCCGAGGCATATCAGTCTGACCTTTACCATTATGTCGCGGTTCCGTTTGGCGAATCTCGCCAAGAACACTGTTTCTGGCAGGTAACCATGCCGTCTTGGTACGACGGGTCGCCGCTACGGGCCACCATCGTGTGGCCTGTTGCTGGCTCTTCGTCCGCGTACGGGCAGTGGGAACTTCGGGCGGTTCGGTACGGGTTTCTTGATTACAACGGGCCCGGGCTTGGGGAGCCAGTTCGGTTCCAGGGGCGCGGGGGTTGGGCTTCGGTTGAGTACGTCGAAGCGGATTCATTCTTGGTGATACGTGACGCTCAACCGGGGGATGTGGTGATGTTCAAGCTGTCGTCTCCCGATGGCGGCGCAAGCGCGTCCTGTTCGAAGTTGATGGGCATTGCTCTTCAAGAGGCGAGTTAGTTGGCTACAACCACGCACTACAGAGGCTCGGGTTCGATTACTAGCAGCACCAGCTCCGAGGCACTGATAGCGGCTTTGCGGGCGGTAGCTGGTGGCGACGAGAGCTTTGAAGGCGTTATATCCTATGGCAGCTCGCCGGGCGACATCCTTGAAGTGACTGAAAGCTCTCCGCAAGCGCGCAGCGTCACGGTTAAAGCTGGGATTGCCATCATTGAGGATGCTGACGGGAATCCTCAAGTATTCCGAAAGACCGCTAGCGAAGAATTGACCGCTCCCGCGAACTCAACCGGCAGCGACCGTGATGACATAGTGGTCGCGAAGGTTACTGCTTCGGGCTCAGAACTTGATTTTATCTCCGGGACGAGCGTGCCAAGCAATGCTCTAAAACTGGCGACGGTTGCGAACCCAACGGGTTCTGCGAATGTGGTTAACGCAGATATTACGGATGAAAGGACGTTCTTCTAATGAAACGAGCAGACATGGTCATGACGGCGTTGAGCGTTGCTCTAGTGGGTGTCGCCGGTTGGTTGTATGTGTCGGCGGAAAGACCTCCGGTGGACGCACAGCAGGACGTTAGGGCTGAGCAAAATAACAACCTGCTCCAGTCGGACCCATTTCGCTTCCAGGATACGGTCGAGGCGTTCCTGAAGGGGCCTGTGCAAGACGAGTTGGATCGGTTAGAGAGCGATATGAACGCTTACGATGCGTTCTTGACGTATACGTCAAAAGAATCTGAAGAGCAGGCGCTCGAACAGGCAGAGCGCATTTTGAAGGTGCGAGGTGTCGCGGAAGATGTCCAACAGCAGATTAAGAACAAGCGCGCGGAAGTTAGTAACCGGGGGCCTGTTGGGCAAGCGCGGGGGAACTAGCATGAGAACGTTTCGCATAAGCCTGGCCCTTGTGACAGCGGTAGCCGTGCTTGCTATCGTGCTGGCTCTGGTACACCCAGGCATGACTATGGCTGCGAACATGTGGGTTCGCGAGGCGATCAAGGTGGGCAACCCCGCGGGCTCATCCTTCATGGCTGTGGACACAAGCGGCAACATCGATACTGATGGGACTATTGAGGCCGGTAGCGGGAACAAGCAAATAACACTAGCAACCGGCGAGATTGACGAGACCACGGTTGACCCGGGCATTGACTACCAACTTTTTTCCACATTTACTAGTTCTGGATGGCTAACAGTCTCAGACTTCTCGATACTTCTTACGCCCGAAATGGCTATAACGGCTACCACAAGTGGCGCGGGTGGTCCAACGCAAACAGAGACCGCTACAAACGCTGTCAACTTCACGTCAATCGACTTTGACGGAGCTTCTGATGAATATGCGTATTGGGTTATCCCATGGCCTTATTACGGGTGGGGTGAAAATTCGGTGGACGTTCACGTCTACTGGACTGCTAACTCATCGTCAACTCCAACGGTTGAGTTTGACGTCGCTGTCGCTGAGCTTGATAATACGGACGATATTGACGAGGCGTTCAACGGCGCGACCGTTGCGAGCCTGTCTGACACGTTCATAAACGACAATATACTGCATCACGTTCGTACAACCGGCGCCCTAGACTTAAACGGGGACTTCGGAGTAGGCAATTCGTATAGCCTGCTGGTTGTTAGGGTAATGCGTGACGTAAGCGAAGACACTATGGCCGAGGACGCCCAGTTGATTGGTGTCCGGGTAGACGTTCGGCCACGCCTAGTTGAACCCAGCTAAACAGGAGGACTTATGGCCACTAAAGCAGAGTTTCTAGCTAACTTATCCGCTCAGGTCGAGTTTTTGAGCACTGTCGAGGAGATAGAACTTAAGCCTACCCTAGCCACGGGACAGGATGGTAGCACGTTAAAAGCGTACAACGCGCACGTTATTGCCAAGCGCCCTAACGGCGCGTACCAAGGTCAAAACCAACAGTTCTACGTTCTGAACGAAGGTGAAGCGGATGAGACAGCTTTTGTAATCAACGAGGAGCGCAAGAACCACCCGCCGTCAGCGTTCAAGCAACAGCTTGACGCCTACATTTCCGGTCAGCTAAGCGACACTGTAATGAAGATTACGTTGGACACGGTGAACGAAGAGCATCAATTCGCAATTGCTACAGCGTACATTTTAGATACGCAAGCCGATACGGTGTCTAGCAAGAAGTTTTTTCTCACAAAAGACGACCAAGGCAACCCGTTCCGAAAGGAGTACGTGAGCTAGGTTGGCAACGCCGTCAACGGGGTATGTTGAAAGTGTTTTCTCTGCGCCTACGGGAGATGTCTCTGACGACGTAGCGCTAGTGCTTGATATGAGCCAGATCTCTAGCAATGACTTCTGGACGGCGTGCGACTCTTCGGATGGAACAAAACTTAGGTTTTATGACTCTAGTGACACCGAAAAAGCGTTTGACCCAATTGAGTTTGACAACTCGGCTGAGACGGGGATTATTCGTATTGGGTGGACGGGCGGTGTGTTGGCTGCTTCCGCCGACTCCGCAAGGACCGTAAAAGTATACCCGAGCGACAGCGGCAACACGAGTTATTCCGCCAGCGACACCTACGGCAGCGACAACGCCTACGACAGCAACTGGGAGGGGTATTGGCCGCTCACTAGCGATTTCAACGACCGGACCAGTAACGGGAACAATTTAACTACCGAAGGTAGTATCTCTGCCGGTGGCGTTACAGGACTGCTCGGTGATGCGACTGATTTTGATGGGGTAGATGATAGGACGTACGCTCAAAACGTCGTATCAATGTCATCGAGCACAGAGTACACAGTGATCTCGTCTTGGTATACGGATGCGTTTGATAAAAATAGTTCATTTAAGCATTTTATATGGGAACTGTCGGATGACTACACAAACACCACCGACAGCTTTAGACTGACGTGTGGCAAGGTTGATTTTGTAAATATTGTAACCGTGTCAACTGATGGCGGCAATACCGGTACTACCAGTGCGGACACACATGGCGTATCATGGAGCACCGGCACGTGGTATCAAAGCGCTGTTGTATGGGACCAGCCGAATACACACTTACAGTGGTACAACGACGGGGCGTCCATATATAATAACACGTCGTATTCTGACACAAGCAGTGCTTCTGACATCATACTTGGGTCGGACGACGCGACCGCCGATTGGTTTGATGGGCGCCAGCAACACTTCCAAACCCACAGCACCGCCCGCTCCGCCGACTGGATAGCGCTCGAATACGACCAGACGAACGACAACGCAACGTTCTGGGGCACGTGGACGTGGAACTCGGGGGTGTCTGCGCCGGTAGCGGACTTTAGCGCATCCCCTACGTCAGGCGAAGCGCCGTTGTCGGTCACGTTTACCGACGCGTCCACGAATACTCCGACATCGTGGAGTTGGGATGTGGATGGTGACGCCAGTGAAGACTACACATCCCAGAACCCAAGCCATACGTACAACGCTGCCGGAACGTACACGGTCACATTGACGGCCACAAACGCGGGCGGCAGTGATGATGAGACCAAGACAGACTATATTACCGTGACAGCGGCTAGTCCCGTCAGCTCCTCTAACCGAAGCCGGTTCTTAAGTAGGGTGGCCTTACATTGAGCTTTCAAGAAGACATAGCCAACCGCAAAGCGGACCTGCGCAAGCAGATTCAGGATGTTGAGTACGATTACGAGTATCCGCTCGACAACAATCTGCATCCTAAGAGCGATATGCACAAGTATATCGTAGAGAACCTTCTAGATTTCGCCCGGCAATCTGCTAGCGTGGGGTCGCCCGTCAAGGAAGAATGGCGGCATATGGACTGGCAGATGCAGGCGTATATGCCCACGAAAGAGGCGGACTATGCGACGCTTCAGAAGGACAGCCGCAAACCGGTCACGATTGTTCTGCCGATCACTATGGCGTCGAAAGAAACGTTCCTGACGTACATGTCGAGCGCGTTTCTGGTTGACCCTGTGTTCCGATACAAAGGCATCGGTGGACCTCAGAACAAGGTTAGCGCGGCGGTCATGGAGAAGCTGATCGCGGCGCAGTCCATGTTCTGGCGGCACGCGTTAGCCCTTCAAACCATGTGGTCTGATGCGTTCACCTACGGGATAGGCATGGTTGCTCCCGAATGGAGCAAGCACCGGGTACGTCATATCGTGGACGAACAAGTCACGGAACTGATGGCGACGATAACGCGCCAGGTAGGTCTCGACATCGATGAAGGGGACCTGGTGTCGATTGCCGAGGAAACCGTCGAGGCCGAAGGCAACCGGCTTCGGCCTTTAGACCCGTATCAGGTGTTCCTGGATCCCAAAGCAACGCCTAACGAGATCTACGACTCCGAATACTTTGGGTGGGTACAGCGCACGAACAGTATGGACTTGCTTCGGCGCGAGGACGACCCTGAAGAGCGGATGTTCAACGCAAAGTATGTGCGGATGTTCGCGGAGCAGAAGGTTGCCACGAGCACCTTGTATGAGTGCGCGGAGCACGGTCGCGACGCGCGCGGCGAGACGAACGTCTTGGGCGAATCGGACCTGAGTAGTGCGGTTGACGTGCTTCATTTCTACGTAGACTTGGTCCCCTACGAATGGGGGTTGAGCGACACCAAGGTGCCCGAAAAGTGGCTCTTTGCCGTTGCGGGTGACGAGATTCTGATACGCGCGCAGCCGTTGGACCTGTACCACGGCATGTTCCCGATTGCCATGTGCGCGCCAACGAGCGACGGACATAGCGTGTTGCCGGTCAGTAAGGCTATGCAGACGTACCCCATGCAGAAGGCCGTTGACTGGATGATGAAGACGTATATCGACGATATGCGCAAAAGCATCAACGGGACGGTCGCCTACGATTCTGGCGCTATCCGCACGGACGACGTGATGAACCCCGGGCCGGGGAAAGTGATTCGGAGCAAGAACCCCGGGTTTGGTGAGTTTGACATCCGGAAGCATATCGTAAGTTTGACGGACAACGCTGTAACGCAGCAGAACATCCCGTCCATGATGCTCCTGATGGACATGCACAAACAGGCCAGCGGCATGTTGGACATTGTGCAAGGTGACCTGAGCAAGATGCCCGAGCGGCCTACCGCGCAGGGCATTCAGGCGGCCCAGACGGGCGCGCTATCCCGGTTGCAATGGATGGCTCAGGTGATTGAGACGCAGGCTATGCGTCCGTTGGGCTACCAACTCGCCTACAACACCATGCAGTTTATGGAGATGGAGACGGCTGTTGAGATCGCGGGGCGACACGAGGAGTTGCTTCGGCGTGAGTATGGCTTGCCGACCAATGAGGACAGTCTTTCGGTTAGCTACCAGATGCTTCGGCCCGGGTTCACGTTGGAACCGCGGAACGGGGTGTTGCCGCACCGGGAGAACGGCCAGGCGTGGACGGACGTGCTGATGACCATACTCCAACAGGAGGGAGCGGTCCCCGAGTTGACGCAGAGCGTTGGCGGAATCATGCCGATATTCATGCATTGGGCGCGTATCAATGGCGCGGAAGACCTGCGCGAGTTCGTGCGGGAAGGCGGCCAGATGCCCCAGATGAACACGCAAGTGGTTCCGGATGAACAAGTAGCCGCCGGCGTTGACAGCGGCCAACTGCAACCCATGGGGGAAATGGCGGTTTGAGATACGAGTTACTGAAAGACCTACTATCTCGGCAGGAGCCGGAGATTCCGGACGAAGCTAAACCGGGCGTGATTGTGGAGTTCTTCGATAACCCGTGTACGCGGGTCTTGTTGTACAAGCTGTTTCAGAACGCGGACCGGTGTATGCAGGTTATTATGCAGTCGGAGACGACGACGGCGAACCTGGAGTATTGGCGGGCTCGGCTGAAGACGTACGAAGACGTGTTGAATGGTATTGCGCAGTGGAGTTTTGAGGACGAATCTTCGTTACAGGATGACGAGGACGTGCAGACAAAGACATGGAGAGCAATGGAGGACTTGAGCAATGAGTGAGGCTCCAGTAGCCACAAACGAAGAGTTTGAAGCGTTCTTGGGCGGGTTTGGCGTAGACCCCCGCGACCAAGGGACGGAACCTGAGGAGGTCGAAACCAGCGAGCAGGAAGAACCTGAAGACGCTAGCGGAGAGGAGGTGACCGAGGATGCCCTGCAACAGCAAGAAGAAAGGCAAGAAGCGGTACCCGATGACGGGAACCAAGAAGAGCAAGAAGACGAAGAAGTAACGATTGACGACTTGGCGGCGCTGTTTAAGAAGTTCTCGGAAGGTGACCAGTACGCTGACCAGCCGACGGAGGAACCGAAAACTGAGCAGACGCAAGAGCAGCCGCAAGCCCAAGCGCAGCCCCAGCAGCAGCCCGGGTGGGTTCCTGAGGTCACTGGTCCTCGTTTGGATGGCGACCGCTTCGATGAAGTGATGGCGGACCCGGAAGAGTTCAACAAGTTCCTTGAGGAACGTGACAAAGCGGTTGCGGCGGGCGTAATGAACCAGCTGATGAACACCATGCCTCACATGGTAGCCAACATCTCATCTCTGGTCATGGACAGTAAGAATGTGGTGGACGGGTTCTTGGAGAAGTACCCGACACTGGAAGGGATGCAGAGCCAAGTGTACAACGCGGTTGGCCGCATCATGAACGAGAACCCGGGCATGTCTCGGCGGGCTGCTACGGAGAAGCTCGAACAGGAGCTGAACGCGGCTATTAAGATCGCCCAGAAAACAGGCAAACGTGTTGACGGGCGGGAGAAACGAGGCCGAGGAGCCGCGCGAAGCAACCCGCGCACATCAAGTCCTAAACCTGAAGAGCCCCAGGAACTGGATCCGACCACTGAGGCTTTCAGGAATATCGCAGCAACATTTCAGCAGAGGGGGTGAAGATAGATGGGTGAGTTTGCCTTGAACGATGTCCATGCGCGCAATGCGGGCGTTGACAACGAGATTGAATCGATCACGTCAAATACCACGCTTAGCGCGTACCAGCATTATGTGTACGCCACCATTCCCGGTTCGGGGACGTTGACGATTACACTTCCGCCGCTGGCGGAATGTATTGGCAAAGGGCCGTACCTGATCCGCGTAGACAGCGACGGAGGCGGCACGGGCCTGGTTGTCCAGGACGACGATGAAGGCGATCCCGCGTACCAGTCCTCGAACATGGGGGACGTAGATGACTACGTTTTGGTGCAGGCGACGCCGAACTGCTGGGTGGAACTTTCTTCCCAGACTGACTAGGCGGTGAACTCGCCTATATCTTCACTAAGGGGGTGAATACATGTTTGGTAAAGCGACTTTGCGTGAGCGAGGTTTGCTCGACACGCAGATTACGCTACCGCTTCCGTTTACGTTGAACTATCGCGGCGGAGCCAATTCGGACGGTTGTATCGTGGGCAACATCACGCATACGGCGTTTGACGCCGTGATGTTGAACGACGGCGGTACATGGACGGATGATACCACGCATGCCGGAGCAGCGACGGGTGATGCAGAGATCCTGCCTAGCTCACCGGCGACCGGTGACTACTGCGTGTTTGGCCTCGACACCCCATTTTCAGGGATGAAGGTCAACATCAAGACGGCAGCTACTGGTACGGCGGGGAATGTAAAGTGGCAGTACTACTCGTCGTCTGGGTGGTCGGACCTGTCTGGTAATACATTGGAAGACGACTCCAGTGTGCTACAAACCGGTACGTCAACGTACGTAATTACGTTCAATCCACCGTCGGACTGGGTGAAGACGACGTTGAACGGCAAGAATTACTACTATGTCCGTCTGTACGCTACTACGATTACGGACTACTCTCAGCCTGTGGCTACACAGGTGTGGGCGCTCCCAGTCGACACCGGCACAGGGGTGCCTGTAAACGTGCGCGGTAAAATCAACAAAGCTACATTCTTTGCTGATACCAACAGCGCAACGAACGCAGACACTGTGTTTCTGCTAGTGAACCTGACCCGAGGCGTTACTCAGAAAGTGACGTGGACGAAAGGGAACACGATCCTTACCCAGACGGGATTGTCGTTGTACGTTAATCCCGGCGACGAGCTTGTTGTGCAACAGCTCGACGAAGATGGCACGACTGAATACGCAAACGGAGCCATCGTATTGAACGTTTCTACTGACTACTAATCCTCATTGCCACCGTGGGTTAGTGTCGAACTGAACATTCGAAAGAGGTGAACATGAGTGGCTACTTCCCCAAGTCTAATCCGGGGTAGTGTCGCGACCACGGACCGGACCACTGACGTCCATCCTGAATCGTGGCGATCCCAGATTCACAAGTACGTATACGCCGGTCATGTCCCGTTTACAGCGACGCTTGACGCTATCGCGCGGGGCACGACTGGGAGCGTAAAACACCATTGGTTCCAACAGGCTGCTTGGAAGGGGTTCGGAGACGTCACGGACGCCTACGATAACACCTCTCTGAGTACAGCCTATAGCGGCACGGGGTCTTCCGGGGACTCGGTCTACCTGAAGGTCGCTGAAGCCGATGCCAAGCAGGTCATTGCGGGCAACCTGATCAACGTTGTCAACAGCGACCAGCAGGAGGTTCGTCTCCGGGTCCTGGATACTGGCCTTAACGGGGCTAGTTCGTATATCGCAGCTAAGCTCTTGGAGGCCGACTCCAATGGCGTCCTGGCCGACGGCACCATCTACTTCCATATCAGCGGCGACGCTCGTGAGGACGGCAGTCAGCTCCCGCAAGCCATCTTTGAGGACGTGACGGAGTTTGAGAACTACTGTCAGACGTTCATGGCGTCGGTTGAGTTGACTGGCGCCGAGCTGGCCGAGGAAGAGCGGGTACAGCCTAGCAAGTATCAACGGGCTATCCGCGACGGTCTGCAACGGCTCATGGAGAGCATGGAGCAGGCCTTCCTGTGGGGCGTCAAAGCGACCACCACGGGCGCAAACGGCAAGCCGCTTCGCTATACGGACGGCATTATCACGATGATCAATGATAATGTCTCCGACAACATCATCAACTTCAAGACCAGCACGGACTCCGATTACTCGGGTAAGACCTGGCTGGCGGCGGGGCAAGACCTGCTTGACAATGTGCTGTTGGCCGTCACCAAGTACGCGACGCCCGGCAACACGTACAAGTGCTACTGCGGCGACCTGGCCTGGAAAGCGATCATTGACTTGGCTCGCGACCAGGGGTACCAGGAGATCGAGACGACTCAAGACGAGTTCGGAATCGTCGTGCGGAAGGTCAACGGGTTGTTCCAGGACGTTGAGTTCTACGTGCACCCCTGCTTCCGCAAGTTCACCCCCTACCGTCGTTCGGCCCTGTTCCTGAAACCGGAACTGTGCCGGATGCTCGACATGAAGGGGCGCGGTCTGACCTATATCAAGGCCAACCGGACCAACAAGTCGGGCGGGTTCTGGCAACCTGAAAACGGCACGGACTGGGTCGACGGTATCAAGGAGGGCTGGGCGCGTCAATGCACGCTCGAAGCCGACCAGGTGGAGAGCATGGCGCTTGTCCACAACCTTGGTGCAGACAACACCAATTAACTCTAACGGGGGAGGGGCTACTCGCCCCTCCCCCATTCCAAGGAGCGCGTATGCAGGACCATGACGAACTTCTAGAACGTGTAACGCGCATTGACAAAGCCATCCACACGATGCTCCAGGAGTTAGTCAGCATCCAGGAGATTGTGAATGAGTTGGACGCGGTCCTGTATGTGGACCTTGAGACCGTGCCCATTAACGCGCAGGTGAACTGATGGCTTACGAGACGGGCACATTGGGCGCGGTACGTGAAGCGTTTGTCGATGAGACAGGCCGGTATGACCTGGTTACGGACGCCGCCGGGGACGACTACTCGGACAACGGCGCGAACAAGTACATCAACCGGGCTCAGTACTGGCTTTCCCGTAAGATGCAGTACGACGAGGGGGCCGCGTGGCTGTTCAAACAGCTATCGAGCGGGGACTCGTTTGTGACGTTTACGCAGCCCCGTTATGTGCGGCGCGTGCTTATTACGTCTTCCGGCGAAGACCGTGTTGAACTTGAGCAGAAGTTTTGGTGGGAGTGGGAAGACGACTACCCCGAACAGGTGACCAATGCGACTTCAGGCACGCCGACTGCGTGGTCGCCTGTGCTGGAACGGGTCGCTCCGCCGCGCAACAAACCTCTTGACGGGGTGACGCTGCCTAGCGGCAGCCCGGTGTCCATCAACATCGACAGCCATGGCTGGGCCACCGGCGACAGCGTGATGATCCACAGCGTGAACGGGTCCACGGAACTGAACGGCAACAGCTACGACATTACGGTTACGGACGCGGACAACTTCACGCTGGACGGCACGGACGGGGACGATTTCTCCGCCTACGTAGATGGCGGGTACGCCGTCAGCGAACCGGCCAATGCGCTGGACACGGACTATTTGTATTACGGGGATGCGCTTTTGACGCACGGCATCAAGATCATGCCGCCGGCGGATGGGACGTACACCCTGGAGATACTGTGCCAATGGAAAGAGCGCCAGCTTGAAAACGATACCGACCGGTCGTTCTGGACGGTACTCGATGACGGGGCGGTGTTGGTTCGCGCTGCCTCGCGCATGCTGGAGGTTACACACCGCAACACGCAGGGGGTCGCGGATGAGGACCGTGTTATCGCCGACTACCTGCGCGACATCGAGCGGGATTTGATTAACGAAGAGATGCAAGGACCACCGGAGCGATGGATACGACATGGCTAAACGAGTTATCCCTGGGCGACCCGCAAGCCGCCCTGACTGGAAACAGCTGACCCCGAAACCGCAGCGGGCGCAACCGCCTCAACAACCGCACCTGGAAGTGAACAACATCGGGGATTTCCCCCTGGACCGTGACCCGGCGACCGTGTACGCCTACCGGTTTCCGTTCCCGGGGAAGATAACGCACCCTCAGCTGTACGTGGACGAGTTGCCCGAGCAGAGTAAGGTGATTGCTCAGGTCACGTACAACGACCAGACCGTAAGCATTCCGGTGTTCCCGGGAAGCAACGCGATGGGCGACGCCCCCATGGATGTTGAAGATTGGGCTAAGGTCGAGGTTCGACTGAGCACGGTGAACGACCACGTGGTCTGGGCAAAAGGCATCATGGTTAGTTTTCTTTATTACCCAACGGTGAGCGTATGAACCAGCGTGTACTCCTTCTAGCGGACTTTGACATCCATGGCGTGCGGTTCTTGTTTGTGCGGAACCTAGCGGTTGTTGTGAACGTGGGCGAGGACACCCTGACAGTATCGGATGATGATACCGGCGTAACAGCAGAGGGTGGAGACTGGGAGAGTTTGATAGACGCTATCCATGAAAGCATCTATGCCTTGTGGAAAGACGGCGATGAAAGGGTGCTAAGGCACTTCAATGCGTGAGTTCTCATTCGTCATAGAAGAAGCGTTGCAGCGGGGTTTGGTTCCAGACGACCGGACCCCGCGTAACACGCCGTTCTTGCAAGGTATGACGGGGCTGATCCCTACGCCGTACGGGGCGGTGAGCCCCGAGGTTGTGGCTTACCCCATCACCACGCCGGCATTGACGATGTACTGGCCGTTCCCTCAGTTGTTCCGAGGGCGCAGCGTGACGCTGCTTTGCTACCCCACCACCATCTACGAGGTAGACGAGAGCGATTGGTCCACGTCTTCGGTTACGGTGTACGACTGGACGGACTTCGAGAATGACCAAACCGAGACTGCGGACAGCATCACGACGGGTGGAGCTTGGCAGTTCATGGACTTCTACAACGCATGGATGCTGTTCAATGGTCAATGCTGTGTGTTCAAGTTGCCGCATCTGAGCAGCAACGTGTTCGTGGACGATACGGTCACGGTCAACGCGGGTCTGGCTTACCACGAAGGCCGCGCGTTCATGGGCGGGTTCGACAGCTCAGACCAATGGAGCAGCGCTTGGCAGTCGTTCTTTGCGGACTACGACGATAACGTACCCGATACAGCTAGCGCTATCATCGACTTCGCGTCGGGTGCAGGCCAAAACTGGGTGTGGTGGTCGAGCATTGGCGGCGGCGACTTGTTGTTCTTGCTGAGCCAGAAGTATCTGACGTACGGGTCGTTGGACTCGACGGATAGCACGGGTTGGGGTACGAGCAACCCGTTTGTGCATGAGCTTTGGAAACGCAATGAGATGGGGTTCCGCCCCATGCCGTGGCGGGGCCAGGTCCAGGCGTTCAAACAGCTCGGTAACGCTATGGTGGTCTACGGGGAAGACGGCATCACGCCATTGAACCCGTACTCTTCGCCGGTGCCCACCTTTGGTCTGGGTACTATAGCGGGATTGCCTGAGGGCCTTGGGATAGCAGGTCGCGCCGCTGTAGGCGGCGACGAGCAGAAGCATGTGTTCGTCGACAACGCCGGTGGGCTGTGGCGCGTGACGGCCAACATGCAGGCCGAGTATCTGAACTACGCGCACATCTTCTCAGACATGCTGAGCGACGCCATTAACGAGACGATTGTTGTGAGCTATGACCCGAGGGAAGACCACTTTTGGATAACCGACGGCACGGACACATACGTTTTGACTTCTAACGGCTTGGGCGGTCCAGTGGACCAGCAGCCGAGCACGTTGGTTGTAGGCGACGATGGGAACCTGTACGGGGCGCACAGCGACGATGAGAGTGATTCGGTTGCGCTGACCACGGGCGAGTTCGACTTAGCGGAACGCGGCAGAAAATCGTTGAAGACGATCCAGTGCGCCATGAGTGGTCTGACGAACCGGACGGTCACGTCGTATGGGCGCGTTTCGGATAGCGGGAGTTACGTAGCGGCTCCGAGCAAACCCATCAATGCCCAGGGTGTTGCGTTTCCGACGCACTCGTTTGTAGACGGGAAGTTGAAGATTGAAGGCGATGTAAGCAACGACGACGCGCACATATCGCGCATCGAAGTAAGGTATCAAGCGGATGACAAACGCTACCGAAGAGGCACAAAAGGAATCCCGGAAGACGCTTGACGTTGACCGGACGCAGCTTGTCCAGGCCAACCCGGTGTTTGCGCAACGGTATTGGCCACTTCTGGAAGAGATGTTTCGTCAGAGTTCGGGCGACCCAATCATCCTGTCCCGTTTACGCGCAGATGTTTTGTCGGGGGCCTTACAGGTGTGGATGCTCATAGAGGATGGCGATGAACCCCGGACGGCTGCTTTGGCTGTTACGCGGTTAATGGCTGACCCGACCACAGGTCGAAGGAGCTTGTATATCGCAGAGTTGGGCGGGTACCTGTTTGTCCCGATTGAAGCATGGAAGAAGGGCCTTGAGGTTCTTGAAGATTTCGCGAGAGAGGCCGGGTGCTCCGCTATACATGCGAACACCATCAATGGGCGTGTGAAGAAGTTGTGCCGGGGATTTGGGTTTGACGAGTCTAGCTGGTTTACAAAGGATGTGATCTGAGTTGAACACGCTTGGAGCAGGCTCCTACCCGGGGCAGATGACCGATTTCCCGCCTCACATGAAGAGCTTCCACCAGGAGCTTATTACCGGGAAAAACGAACAGGGAAGCACAACGCTTGCCGAGGCGGACTTCGACCTCGACAATAACGTTGTCTCATTGATCAACGACGTTGACACTACGTCGGGCGGGAACCCATACGACGGTTTGAGCGCATATGACCCGGACGGGGACCTGAGCAACGCTCAGACCAAGATTGACTATTGGAACGCGCTCATAACGGCTATTGACGCCAACGACACGGTGGAAGAGGCTGTTGAAGACGCGCTGTCCGTAGTGGACAGCGACTACGACCTGGACACGTATATCGACGGGTTGGTCGATGATTTTGAGCAGCGGTCCAAAGGCGCGTTTCTGAGGAACGTCAGCCGGGTGACGGCGGGCATGTTCGATATTCGGTCGGTAATGACCAGCCAGTTTGGCATGGCGCTCGCCAACATGGAGCAGGACCGCCAAGACCAGCTCAACGACATCGACGCTAGGTTCAGGTTGCAGGAACACAAAGACCGAATGATGATGGCGTTACAGATCTCGAACGACATGCATCGGTTGCGGTCCGCGCAACTGCAAGGCATCCAGGGCGCGGCGGGTATGCAACAAGAGATGAGCAAGATGAAGATCGTCGCTAAACAGGACCAGACGAACACGGACCTGGAATGGGAAGTCCGCGAATCGTTGTGGGACCTGGACCTGCTCCAGAACTACGGGGCGGGCATGCTCTCCGCGCTAAGCGGAGCGCCCATGGCCCCGTTAAAACCGGGGTTTGGCGAACGGTTGGTGCAGAACCTAAGTAGTGGTGTGGGCGTTGCCACGTCCGTAGGCATGGCGACAGGGAGCATCGAAGCGGCGCTCGGCGCGGGTATAGGTTGGACCGTGTTAGGGACGCTTTTTAGTTCGCCCGCTTTTAACTAGCCAGGGGGTTTACAGTGGCACTTAGCGCAAAAGACTGGTACCAGATAACGATACCAATTCATCAAGCAGCGGCCAACTTCAATGGTCGGTATAACCCTGCGGCGGAAGCCATGGCGCGCTCTGCTCAGGCAGGGTTGCAACAGGAGCTGCTCAAAGAGGCCGAGAAGAAACGCGAGAAGCAGCGAAAAGCTGGGATGTGGGGGGACATAGCCGGCATTGTCGGCGGCCCGCCGGCAGCCCTTCTTACCACTAAGCTGACGGGGGGGAGCACTGAGCAAGCTCTTAAATCGGGCGCTGAGGCCGTTATGAACAACGTCCGAATGGCAGCCGGAGACCCGTCTGGGTACGCGACCACAGCTTTGGGGGCCGCTGACCAAGGGGGCGGGGGAGGCATCGGTGAAGCCATGAACGCCTCCGGGGGTATACCTGTTATGAGCCCTTCTGGGCAGAAGATGGGGAACGTCCCCGTTCCAACGCAAACCGCGGCATCCGCCTACGGCTCTGCTCCAGGGCGGCCAAACATGGCTCCTCCCGCGGATCAGGGTACGTTTGCCCAGAGTGCAGCTGCCCCGACTGCGCAGGGTGGCGCTATGAGCGCCCCGGCGTACCAGGCTCAGACTCCGCCGGGAGGCGTGCAACAGAACACGTTGATGCAGAGCCTCGGTCAAGCGGGCGCGAAGGTTGGCGGCGTGTTTGGCGAGACGGGTTCGCGCGTGGGCAGCGAGATCTTCCAGCGCGCCCCGGAACTCCTGATTGCAGCTCAAGGCATGATGGGTCAAGAAAGCACGATCCCTGAACTGAGTAGCGTGTACGGTTTGACGCCGGAGCAGGCAAGCAACGTGTACGGGACGTTGCAACGCGACGAGATGTTCCAGCGCGAGCAGGCGCAGGAAGCGCGGCAAGGCGAGATACAGCGCAGGCAAGCTGAACAGGACCGATTGCAGGAGCTTCAGCAACACCACGACAGGATGAAGCAGCAGCGCGATGAACTCAAGTTGAGAGAGAAGATCGCTAAGATGGAGAACCAGATCGCTAAGGACGAACAGTCCCTTGCGGAGGCCCGCGAAGAGCGACTAGGGAAAGAGGGTAGTCGGCAGTACGTCGGGGCGGGTGCCAAGATTGTTGACACGGGAACAGGAGAGACCATAGCGGAGAACCCCTACCAACGCAGCGTAGGCGGCGCAGGCGGAGCCACAGCCGCGCCCACGCAGCAGGTCGGCGGGGTCCCTGAGATGACGGCAGGACAGAAGCGCTTGTTTGAGGCCCGAATTGAGCCGTATCGCCCTCAATATCAAGAGTTGCTGGGCAATCTTAGGCGACAACGCGACATGCTTGAGATGGAACTAAACGCCACTGAGGCCGACAGGACGATGCCGCCCGCTAGGGCAGCGGAGCAGCTTCGAGACGTCCAGGCAAAGATAAATGACGCACAAAACAAGTGGATTGCTACGCAGCAGCAGGTACTACAAAGCGTTCTCTCGCCGGGTACTCAAACCACGGCCACGCAGCCTGATGTGACTCGATTCGTGTACCAAGGCGGACAAGTTCAGCCGAAAAGGTAATCATGCCTAAACTAGTCGAAGTTCCAGACTATAACGCGGTGGTTGAGTTCCCCGACGACACTCCTCAGGAGGAGATGGAACGGGCGCTCCACCAACGGTTTCCTAGCAAGAGTCTCGTTCAAGGTGGGTTCCAACCCCAGCCTGCGTATGGAAACCAGGCTCCTACGGGGCCTATTCCGCCCTCAGAAACAACTTCTGCGCCCCAGGCGTCCCAACGTACTCCGGAAGGCCGAACGTCGCTCACAGATGGCTCAAGGCCCGCTAGAGAGGGGTTGGAGCGGTTTGTGCCAAGTGACGTCAATGTCGGGCCTTCGGGGGCCATCGGGGGGCCTGGTCCGAGCACAATGGACGCTGTCAGGAAGACCGGGGCGACCTTGGGTCAGGTCCCGTCGAACGTCTGGTCGGGTATCCGGCAGGCAGGGGAAAGCGTCGGGTCTCTGATGGCCGGCGTGGAGGTCGAGGGAGCCCGCATGATTGAGCGGGGCGTCGAAGCCTTGCCCGAGGTACTGCAAGGAGCCGAGGTCCAGTATCTCGGTGAGCAGGCCGGGGAACGCGCGGACAAACTGGAACGTATGCGTGCGCGGGTCGGGCCTTGGCAAGAAGCTGAGACGGAACGTCAAAAGAAGAAGGCCGAAGCGGCAGGCGCATCGCCGTTTGTCGCCGAAGCGGTGACGGGTGGCACTCGTTCGTTGGGTGAATCCCTATCGTTTGCGCCCTATGCCCTCGGTGGGCCGTTAAGCGTTCCTGCCGCCATGATAGGCGGCACGGGCTTGATGTCCATTGACCGTACCATCCAAGAAGCAGAGCGCGAAGGTCTGTCGGAGGCGGAGAAATGGAACCGGGTAGCCAGCGCTTCTGTGTCTGATGTCGCCATACCCTCTTTATTCCAGAGTGTCGGTTTGGGCGGTTTTGAGGACATCTTCTCCCCTGCGAAACGTGCAGCAGCCAAGTCGGGGATCTTGGCGGGTACCAAACGCGTGCTTGGCAGGTTCACGGCTGAGCAAGCCGAAGAGACGGCATCGTTCGTCAACGACATGGTGACGGAATATCGGTGGAACCCCGACGAACTTGGGCCCGACGAGGTGTTTGACGCCTACAAGAAGATGGCGGCTATGGTCACGGTGGCTCAGCTCGGCGGTGAAGCTACCAACCTTCCGGGCATAGGGCTGAACAAGGCCGGTGAGATGGTGCACCGTCGGCAGCTACGTCAGATGGCCCGGGCCGATGAAGGCCGCGCGCAACGCGAGGCGCTGGTAGCGAAAGGGAAACGGTTTGAATCCGCTCGTGACCTGCTCCGCCGTCCGATTGAGACGTTAACGCCTGCTGAGGTGCGGGAACTTGAGGACGTCATAGCCATTGGGCGTGAGGACGCGAGGGCTCAAGGCCGAGACGACCTTGTCGCGTGGTGGGACAGCCTGTCCCACGAGACGCCTAACAGGGTCCCCGGCCTGGCTCCGCCCGTAGACCCGACTCTCCCCACCGAAGAAGCTCCCGACCTGCGGTCGTTCGCCCAGAAACCCGATGCCACCCCTGCCGCTGAGAAAGCTGCAAAGGCCAAGGGTATCCGTTTGAGTGACATCACCGAAACAGGCCGCGGTGGGCGCATCATAAAGCGGGACGTGGACAATGCGGATGCTCCTGCCCAAGGCGAACTGGTCGCTGAACATGCACCACAGACTGAAGCTCCTACGGAGAAGGACCGGGAGCAGTTTATGCGGGAGAACCAGGAGGTTATTGAAGACGAGAATGAGGCGTTGGCAGAGTTCCGTCAGCGTCTGCGCAAAGCCGGTATCAGACCGGTCAAAGACAGCGGGTTGACCTACGAGGACTTCGGTGGCCGGTTCCCGCCGGGCGTTATCAAGAAAGCAGGTTCCCTAACGTGGGACCAGGCGCTCGAAGAAGCCAAGCAGGCGGGGTTGGTAGGACCTGAAGCCGGACCTGAGGACCTTCGCAACCTGTTTACGGGGCCTGCACGGCAGTGGGAGGTTCGTGAGACCACGCCGGAAGAAGCCCTGTTCCAACTGAAACAGATGCCGGTTGAGGAGGTCAACGAGGCCGAGATTCAACCGGGGGCGCTTGTGTTTATGAATGGCGAATGGCACCAAGCCAAGAGCGCCCAAGACGGCGGGAAGGTGTTGGAAGACGGTGAACGCATCAAGGTCGACGACTTTGACTCCACCGAAGCCCAGGCGGTTGTCCAGCCGGATGAGTCGCTCCATGCGTTTGCGCAACAGGAATATGCCGAGCAGGAACGGCTACGACAACTGAGCCCGGATACCCGGGAAGCTCTGAGTGTCTATGGTCCACGTACGCTTGAGGTGCTTCAGGAACAGCGCGCTGTCCTTAAGCAATCTGGGCAAGACACGTCCGAGGTGGACCGGATGATTGGTGAGTTATCCGGAACAGCGACGTCTATGCAGAGCGAGTTGTTTGCGGCGGAGCCTCAATCAGAGCCTGAGACCCCTGCGGACGAGATGCTGCCTGGTATGCGAACTCCGCCTGAATCGGCTCAGCTTGGCGGGGCGTTCTTTTCTCAGCCTAACGCACCGTATACCCCTGCGCTTTTGAGCGAACCAGAAGCGGCGTGTGAGGAATGCGATTCGGTAGCCCGGGACTTTGAGTCGTTCGCCGAAGAGCGAGGGGTGAACGTTGAACCAGTAACCGTCAAGGGCCGAAAGGCCCCGGTAGGTGAAGACGCAGCAGACGTCATTCAAGAACAATCCCCCGAAGAGCTAGTTCATACCGTTATACGAATGCCTGACGGGACCTACTTGGACCTGGCTAGTGCGCAGTTTGGGTCTGAGTACAGCGGAATCCGCGTCCTGACCGAAGAAGGTCTGCGCAGAGAATGGGCGCAAGTAGGCGCTGAGCTCCCACCTAGACCTACAGCCGCGGACACTATCCGGCAGGCGGCGCAGCGTCGTGAGACGGAGGCGACCGGGCGGGAGGGTCTGCTCGAAAGCATTGACCAGAGCATGCAGGCGCTTGAAGAGCAGGAAGGGCGACAAGACCCCGTAGACGTGACGTTGGAGAATATCCGCGCGGAGAACGAGCAGGAACGGTCCCAACGCACGCAGCGCGGCGCGGTCTATGTAGGGCAGCCTGGACGTCGGCGTAGGGGGTTCCGCGCCCAGGACCCCGAGACGCAACGGGTCCACAACGAAACCAGCGTCCCCCCACGCCCCGAAGGCGTGGTGCGTAAAGCGTGGAATGCGTTCAAGAGCGCCGGGCTCTTCATGGTGCGCGAGCAGCGACATATCCCCCAGTTTTCCACCGTCTACGCGCCCGCAAAAGAGATGCTGAACCAGTTCGTCAAGGGCGTACCCTCCTGGGTGCAACGCAAGACGCAATCGGTCCTGGAAGAGGTAACCGCGCCCATTAACGCGATTGAAGACCATATAGAACGGCAGCGTGCGCACGACACGTTCAACTGGGGGGTCAAGCTGCGTTGGGCAAACGAAGCGCTGCTCCGGTCCAGACAAGAGTCCGAACAGAAGGGCGAGCTTCCGACATACGAGGACGTGGCGGACCTGTTAGAAACCACGTTTGAGCTGACACCCGAGCAAGTGTTGGTGGAGTTGGAACGTTTCGAACGCCAGCTTGCGGAATGGCCGGAGGTCCGGAAAGCGCTTGAGAACCGGCGGCGGATGCTCCGTAGCGTGACACAAGAAGCCAAGGCCCTGGGCATGATTGACTCGGGCGCAACCGGCGACTGGTACTTCCATTTTGCTATCCAGAGGTACCTATACCCGGACAAATTCGGCAAGATCGGCTCGATGGTCCCGGTCCGCGCTCGTAAGCGCGGACATCAGAAGGCCCGCAAAGAGCGCACGAAAGAATGGGGCGACAAGTACCGTCCCTCCAGCAACTTCTTCGTATACGAGCAGCAGTACTATCTGCAACACTACATGGAGGCCGCGCATCGCAGTCTGTTGATACGGTTGCATACGTTGTACAACACGGCAGACGAAGACGGGGTCGTCCGCATTGCCGGCGAACCGGTAACGGATGAGTACGTGGACTACTACGCAAGCACGGATAGCATGTTCCGTGACGCGCTGGACATCTCGCGGATGCCGGAGCACCTGGTCAACCATCTGTCGTCAATGTTCAACCTTTCGGAAGCGGAAACGAACGCGCTAAAGAGCGCGATCCACAATCAGCATGTGCGGTTACCCGAACCTCTTAAGCGGCAGCTGGAGAGCATGCGCCCCCAGGCGGAAGGGGTCTCGCAAGCGTGGACTAGGGCCATGCGGTTTATCGCTAAGGGCACCAGGCAGACTCTACTCTATATGCCCTGGCGTATATCGCAGTTTGCCCTCCGCAACCTGACGGGCGACTTGCCTATTCTAGTTGCTACCAACCCGGCGGCTGTGAAGAGCGTATGGACCGCGTTCAAACAGGCGTCCAACTTCCACCTGCGGGGGCAGTCGTCTACGCTCCTGGATTCGGCTATGCAGCATAGTGTTATTCACGGTGGCCTATATGGCGCGATGGAACTGGGCGAAACCCGGTGGCAAGAGCTTGGCCGTGATTTGGAGAACATGAGCAAAGCGGCCCACCAAAAAGAGGGTTGGAAGGCGGCGCTACGCAAGACAGGCGCTATCGTAAGTTATAGCGCAGGGCTTCCTACTCGCGCCATAGGTATCCTGGAGGATACCCCGAGACTGGCTAGTTACAAGGCGTACCTCGACAAGATGAAGCAAGGCAAACCCATTCGGAACTATGGGGCGAGTCGCAAGAAGACCGTCGATGCGTTACGCCGGCATCTCGGCGACGAATGGGCAGCAGCTCATATGGCACGCCGCCTCAGCGGCGACTACGCCTACACAACGCAGTTTGGTTCGCTCATGCGTCAGTATCTCATGCCGTTTTGGGGGTTCACTGAGACCGTTATCCGACGGCTCGGCGTGTACGGGTCCAATATCGTTGCCGACACCAGCGGGGCAACACGCACGAACCGGAACCTAAACCGTGCCCTGACAGCGCTTAGTTTGGCACTACCTCACCTGCTGCTCCAGGCATGGAACAACATGGTTATGGGCGACGTGGAAGACGAACTGAACACATGGCAGCGCATTCAACCGCACCTCAACCTGCGGTATAGCAAGAACGGCAACCATATCGTGTTCAACGGCGTCGGCCTCCTGGCCGACATACAGGACTGGCTAGGACTCGATCGGTTACGCCAGCTCATGCCGTACATCAAAGAGGACCAAATGGGTCTTGGTACGGCTGCCCAGGAGATGGGTCAAGCCATGGCAAGCAGGGCGTTCAATAGCCTTCAACCCCTGGCCACGGGCGCGGGCAGCGCGCTCACAGGTATCAATACGTACCCCGACGTCACGCAACCGCGTAGGCAACCTGTGGGGGAAGCCGTGATGGGCGGGTTGGGTTTAGGGCGTGAGTTCCGTGCGCTTGCCCAAGGCGACATTCCTGGCGGCGGCACGGAGTTCTCTCGCCTGGAACGGTATGCGTTGGACCTGGTGGCTGACTGGGCCAATGCGCGTGAGACCATCCTGTATCGACCGTATGACCATATCGAAGCGTTCAAGACCGCCACGAACGCCGAAGATAAAGAGATACGTCCTCCGAGCCAATACAGCGACATGAAACGTGCGGTGCTCCGAGATGACACCGAATACTTCAAGCGGGCCAAGCAACGGTACCTGAAGGCCGGAGGAACCGAAGAGAAGTTCATGCGGTATCTTGGCAAGGGAACGACGCGCCGCCGCACCAAGCGGCAGCGCGACGCGGAAGGTGTGTCTGCGGAAGGCGCGTTTGATCCGTTGAAAGCGTTTGGTAGCAACGCCGAACGCGAACAGTTCAAAGCGTGGTGTACGGACGAGCAATGGCGGGACCTGCAACGCGCCCAGGAAGTCGCGAACGACATTCGGGGTACGTTGGTTGAATGGTGGGACGCCGACCGGCGCGGGCAGCTCTAGTACATGCCGACCTCATAGGTCCCGCCCTCATGCTCTTGAACACTTTCGACGCCCATCTCGAACGGTATATCCAGGTCGGAGTTCCAGAAGACCACGGTCGCGTCATCAGGGACATCTTCCAGTTCCTTTTCCAACAGGTTGATGTGCTCACGCTTCGTCATGTGTCGGCTCCTTCCCGTCATCTCTACGGTAACGTAACTCTTCTTCCATGTCCTCAAGATAACCCTCTACCTCGCTGAGCTTCTTCAGCACATACCGCAACGCCTCCTCCTGGCTGCCACCCATGGTTGCCGCCATCCCGTTGACATACTGCGTACACTGAACCAGCGCCCACATGGCAGGCGAAACCTCGATAGTGTCATAATCTCTGCTCATATCATACCAACTGCTACCATCCATCTCAGTAGCCCTCCATATATTGTTTTGTTTCATGTTTCGCGCCGCGCCCCGTACTGCCGCCCAGAACGCATCGTAGGTTATGTGGAACCGCTCGACGCCGTTGTCCGTCGATATGTAGGTCCTCACGCCTACCACTCTTCGTCTTCCATATTGACACAAGACATGGACGTTGATGGTCTCGTTCGTTTGGCGTGCTGGAGCCGGGCGAATTCTCTCCACACTTTATACAGTAGCTTCAACAAGGGCGGCCACCACTTCTTCAGGGGCCACTCGTGTCTGCGCATCCAACCTCCTTGTGTCAGGGCATCTCTCAGTTTGGTGTCGCCCGTCAGCGGCGACCTCCGAAAAACTCGCATGTCTCGACGCGCGCGCTTCCTGATTCTCCGCTGTATGTCCTTCAACCCGTCCATTATCACCTATCCATCATATCGAGAAACTCAGCCAGCCTCATCTCAAGCGGAAACCGCTCCGCTCGATACTCAATCACCGTTCGCCATCCGCCGTCGCCCCGGTCTTCCCGGTACTCCTCGCGGACGACAAGCGCACCCAGCGCCAGCTTGCTGGCATCTTCCGTGCTCAGCTCGTTACGCTCCACGTCAAGGTCCTGCCGCTTCCAGCCCTGGCTTTCGTGCGTGTACAGGATACCCGTTATCCGTGCGCGGCGCGGCACGTCCGCGAACGAACTGTCGAGGTACGTCACCATTCCTAAGTACACGCTGCGCAACTCTCGCTCTGGTGTAGTCATCGTGTCATCTTCCGTGTCTTTGAGCGCTTCCTCTACTTTCGCCTTCCGAGCTTCCAGGCTCATGCGGTCGATGACGCCTGATTCGGGAAGGCTCGCGATTATGCGCTCCAACGCAGTCTTCTCTGCAAGCAACTGGTGCCTACTCATGTGGTTCCCTCGCGACGCAATAGTGTCTCAATCTTCCCCTCCAAGCAATGCAGGTAGTCCGTCACATCCCATCCGTCCCACGTGACTTCTTCGCCGCCCTGCAACCACGCGCGCTCTGAGATCTCGACTACCGGCTTGCCCAACCGAATGGCTTCACTTATCTCGCCGCACGAACCTTCACTCCAGCTCGGGAAATACCCGAACACAACGTCTGACCTGCGCAGCATTTCTAGGCTATGCTCTAACCAGTACTCGTCATCGCGTAGCCCGTCCATAAACGCCGAGTTCAAGTGGGGGCAGTAGTGAAGGATACGCCACGGTTTTAGGTCATTAAAACATGTTGCGATGGTTTCCGATACTCGGCGTGCGGTCTCGATATTCTTGCGCACCCCGCTAATGGTTGGGGCTCTGTATGGGCCTGATACAAACACAACTACGTTACGCATCACGCGTCCTCCGCCGGCCTGCACTGCGATATGGCTTCGTCTATGGCGTCCCTAATGGCACCCCACTCTTCAGTGTTGATAGTGATGCCGTTCGTCGAGATTGGTTGCGAGACAGCAACGTATTCGCCCGCCCCCTGGTCGTCGATCTCAATATGCGTTGCATGGTCTCCATATATGGCTTGGTTTTTCGGCGCAACCATAAACCTTGTCGTACGGAGTTCAATGTATCGGCAATCTTGGTCAGTCATTGTCCTGCTCCTTCTGTTGGGGGACCATGCGAGACCCGATATGCGCCAGGTCTTCGATTAGTTCCAAAAAGTCCCCTATAGCCTCGCCGTCTTCCAGTTCCTCAATCGCTTTGTTCAAGAGGTACTCGATACGTTTGAACCGGTCCCGGCAGTTCCACAACTCCTCCATGAGCCTAACCCGTTCCCTGGTCAGGTCCTCGACTAACTTCTCGTTCCATTCAATCTTCATCAGCATATCGTACATGCGACAGTCGCACGCGTGATGGTGCGATGAACAGTTCTTGGCCTGTTGCTCGAAGTCGGCGGCTTTCAAATCGCGCCCATCAAGCCCTTTCATTGAGTATGACCTCCTCTATGTCGTCTCCTGGGGCCATGTGTTTACCGAGAGTCTTCGATGCTGTTTCCGGGTTGTCAAAAACTGGAAGGAAGCCGAGACAACGCGGAAAGTCGTCCGTTACGGTAATAGCAACCCCAGGTACAACATATCCTTTGACACTCATCAGAAGATCTCCTTTGCGATCATGCCCACGAACTGGACCCATAACATCAGAACTGCGAAAGCGAGCAATAGCATATCCAACCAGAGCTCTCGATCCATCATCGACTTAGCCACCCTTCATTGAAAACGCCAAAAGTACTTTCTCGTGGTCCTGTGTCTTTTGGAAGTTTTCCACGTGAGAGGGTTCTCCAAGGTACATTGAACTCTTCTCCAATCCTTTGAAGGAGTTCCTCGCTGGGGTTTGCTTTCCCCAGCTCAAGCAGGCTCCAATGCTGTTTGGTGACTCCGACTATTACGGCTGCTTCCTCAAGCGTGAGCCTGTGCTGAAGACGCAGACGGCATAAGGCCCACCCAACACCCTCACTTGGCCGTTTATAACCTACTCGATACGGTCCTCGCATCAGATCTTCCACCCGTTCTCGTAGCTGGCCGCGCCCATCAATCCCTTTCATTGCGTATGAACTCCTCTATGTCGTCCAGACGGTCAAGAGCGCACTCGCGTTCGTGGATGTTGACCTCGCCCCGCGCTCCGCTAACCAACTGACGTACCCGGCGGATGTCCTGGAGTATCTGGGCTTTACCCATTGGCCTTGGCCTCCTCGGCAACAATCAGGTCCCCCACTTCCTCTTCCGCGCTTTCTAGGAAGTCCTTAGCGGAGTACAGCTCATCCCCTACATATAGCGCAGCATCCCAGAGGCAACGCATTGCCTTCCACGCTTTTAGCTCCCTCATTGCTCCGCGGCACTCGCTCATGGATTCGTATACGTCAATGTGCCATAGCGTAAACCCTTCTTTATTCGCTATCCAACGTGCCCACGGTTGCTCCAGGGCCCATTGGATATAGACCTGCGCTTTCTTCAGGTCCTCGACGGGCGTGCCCTTTTTGTCGTACCGCCACAGGTATACCCAGGCCGTTTTTAGACAGAACAAAGGGTCGCGAACGGTGTCGATACATTCGACGCCGTCAAGGCTGGTGTAGTGGCTCGGATGATTCACGTTGTCCGTCATTTACCCAACTCCTTCTTCATCTGGTTGTACCTGCCGACGTCCTTGCGCAACCGCTGCTCCAGCTTCTCCAGTCGCTTCACCTCGTGGCATGATGGTTTGTACTCTTCTTGCACAAGCTGTTCCACAACTTCCTCCACGGACTGCCCTCTCTTTATGCGCCCCTTAATCAGGTTGGACCACCGTTTGCATATCTCCGCGTCCAACATTGAGATAACGGTGCGTTCTCCGAACGTATGGACGTAATGGTTTACGGTGGGCATGTCCGTGTACGGAATCTCGACCTCCACGTCTTTAACGCATATCTTCTTCGCCACGCCACATCTCCTCTATTTCGTCTGCTACAGATTGCCGCAGGCGCTTACGCGCCTCTTTCAACGCCATTGCTATCTTCATCAGGCTTTCGAAGTACTCGCCATCACTACCCCTAAGCCCCCGGTACGACAGGTCAGCTACCCAACATGCTACCTGCCGAGTCATCATCTCCTTGTCCGTCATTGGATTCTCCCCATAACATAATGCATACCGCCTCCGCCTTATCGTGCGTGTCCGCTGACTTGACCCCCAAGTCCCGAGCATGCGCACACGCCAGCTCTTTCGCGTCAACGCTCTTTGCGTTGGCCCAACCGAACAACTTACGCCATACTTTCGGTTGAACGTCCTCCGTCAGGAGGCCATGGTCCCACGCAATCTTCTTCAGGTAGGCTCTCAGGGAACAGCCCCTGCCATAGGCGGCGATATTCCTCTTGCAAAAGCCGTCTTCTATTACGAGCTTCTGAGCGCCGCTTTTGGAGGCCTGGCCGATAACAGCTTGAAACAGGTGGCACGCATAGTTGGCTTCGAAGTCGTCTTTGGCCGGAAACGGGGCAGCGCCGGTAACTATGCGATTGTTTTCGTTGCGGTACGCCCACGCCGTGGCCTTCTCGCTCGGGTCGATTCCAATCACTTTCATTCATCATCATCCTCGCTTTCTATCAGGTTTACGGAGTGCATGAGTCGCCAGCTCAAGGCTTCCACAAAACGTTCCAGCCGGCGTATCCGGTTGAACAGGTGATGCGTTACTGCGTAGCCGACGATAGCACCAGCCCCCAACACCAACACGTTTTGCGCCGTATCAGTCATAAGAGTTATCCTCGCCCTCACCGTCATTCATGCTAATCCTAATGAGCAAAACCACCACATCCTCAAC